GTTTCGAGGCTTACGATTCGCTGCCTCCTGTTCACGAACAGATATTTGAGGTAATCGGATCATCTAAGGCTTACGAACAATCTACTTCTGTAATAAGAGGTAATGATCTAAAGGAAAAGAAAGAGAATGAGCCTATCCTGTATTCCAATCCATTGGAAGGATATACAGTTTACGGAAAGAACAGAACCTATGCCGATGGCGTTGAGTTCTCTATGGATTTAGTTGAGGATATGCCCGCCGAAAAGATTGCAAACATAATTCTTGAATATGCAAGAGGATGGGGATTAGAAACCATTCGTGCTAAAGAGGAATTTGCTGCACAGTTTTTTAATGAAGGATTTAAAACAGCAGGGCATGACTGTTTTAGTGCTAATATAACAGGGGTAACACCTTCAGACGCACCAACCGCGCTTTTATATGATGGAAAACCGTTCTTTAATTTAAGCAACAACACACGTGGATTATATCCCGGTGCTACTGCTGCTTATTATAATGGTTTCTCATCTTCAACTTTAAGTGAAACTAATTTGCAGACAATTTATTTACACATGGTTTCTACAAATAACATTGACGGACAAGGTAAGAAAATTAACCTTATGCCTAATGTTCTTTTGATTCCAAGTGCTTTGAGATTTACTGCTAAGAAGCTCTTAGAGACTGACAGAGTGGTTGGAAGCGGTAATAACGATATAAACACCGTTCAGAATCTTTTAACACCTATTGAGTGGCAGTATTTAACCGATACTGATGCTTACTTCTTAGGTGCTCAAAAGAGAGGCATGAAGTTTCATAACAGAAAACCTTTAACCTTTGATTTCTATCAGAATGACACCAATAAATCTTACCGTGCAGATGTTGTAGTAAGATGGGGCGCTCATGTTTATGATTGGAGATTCTGGGCAGGTGCAAACGGAGCTACATCATAATGAAAAGTAAATTCAAAAACACAATTACCGAAGTTCCCATCGAAAGCGTCCCTGAATCAGAAGTGATTTTAGAGAGTGTTGAAGTTGAGGATGAGGCTGTGATTGAATCTACACCTTTTAAGGAAGTCCCTCTGTTAGAAGCAGAGGGGCTTATTAAGGAAGGCTATAAGTGTGTAGGCTCTTATTTAAAAGACGGTAAGAAAGTATATAAGGTGGTTAAATGAATAAAATAATTGCATTTGCTTTGGGTGTTTTTACCGTTGTTATTCTTGCGGCAGGAGCAACAAACTTTGACAGGCTTGTTCTTGGAAGCGGAAACTACAGTACTGACCCGAATACAACTGCTGATATTACTTTGCAGAATGATGAATATATAAGTAATGCCACGGACGGCGTTATAGAGCTGAATGCAGCAACCTTAAATGTAAATGCTACTGTAGCCGGAACTAACGTTTTTGCTACAACGGATTCAGCAGATACGGTTGTTATTTCAGGAACATTAAGCTCTGATATATTTGTTGTTTCGGGAGTTTTTACGGCAGGGGTGGATCAACAGGACGTCTTACAGGTAACAGCCAAGACCGATACTTTGATAGTAACGAGAATGGCAAGCGGTGAGAGTGCATTAAATTATAACTGGATAAGATTACGTTAATTCAAAGGCGGGTAACACCGCCAATTATATGACAAGAAAATGGCGTAACATAGCTGAAATGTATAAGCACTTTGCGAAGGATTGGAATCATGTATGTGATTTTTCCGAAAAAGCAGCAGAGGAAATGTTTATACATGAAAGCACCGGCAAGGGTTCTCTTTCAGTATCAACAAAAAGAGATAACGGATTGTATAACGGTTATATGGTAGGCAAGCACTGGATGGACGCAACTATTAAAATGTGGAAACAGGATTTGCCCAAAGGACTGTTATTTATTACTGAATTAAGAGACGCTTATCCGATGTGGTGGTTAAGGAAAGTATTACCGGGATATTTTTAATGAAAACAATATTTGAACAAACGGTTGCCGAATGTAAGATATGCTTACAGCCTACTGGTGAAAAGTATAAGAGAGGCGAATATTATTATTGCGCCGATCATTATGAAAAAGAATCACCACAGGAAAAAAGAGAGAACGAAAAAAACCGTATTGAGTTGGAAAAACATAAAAAATTTGTAGCAACTTTATGATTGAATCGCACTTAACAAATCAGGATTTATTAAACCGTGAAATCACTCTTGGTGATTCATTAAGAGATGATGAAACTGACCTTACGTATATAATTGATACAAGGTTCAGCATCATGGTTAGTGATATAGTTGACAGGGGAAATGAGGTAAGGCGGCTTTGCAAGAGGCTTGAACTACAGGCAAGCGCAACAAAGACAGCCGCGTTTACAGGTGCAGTTACATCGCAGGATTATGCACAAAGAAACAGGTGTGTAATAGCAATTACAGCTATAAGCGGGGAGGCTTCATTCACACTTCAGGGAACTGATGACGAAACCACTTATTACGATATTGAAACAGTTGTATCAAGCACTGTAGAAGAAGTAACGTTTAAGTTCAACAGCTATTATAAAAAATACCGTTTGAAATTAGACAGCATTGGATCAACAGTAACTTACTCAGGTTATTTGATTGAAACCGGGTATGAGGAACTTCATGCTTTAGGTTCATTGATGGATGCTTATAACCGTTTACGCTTCAGGCAGAGTGATGATGAGTTCAAAGAGAAATACCTGGAATACCGTGAAAGGTATTTAACCAAACTTGATACAATGAGATTCTTTTACGATAAAGATGATAGCGGTTCAATAAGTGAAAGCGAGAACTTTACACAATTTAATGTAAGGTTTTCACGATGAGTTATGTTTCCAACGAAGCTGCATTGATTGTGATTATTGAAGCATTGGGATATAAGAGAGTTCCCGGTTCGGCTGAAATTGATGAGGCAATAAAATCACACGGGCATAAAGGATATACCTTAAAGCCAACAGGAAGCCGTGATGAAGTAAATACAACAAGCAGCAGTTACGTAACTACAGATGAAATACAGGTGGAAGTTTCTTACAGGAATAATGATGATGGTGATATATCTGTTAATTATGATTTGTTCTTAGCACTTGAGCTTGCAATTCAGAACAATACTCTTTTTAAGAACTGGACTGATAAAAGGTTATTTGGAAGAATGAAAAACCATGATAAGCACAGCAGAGGGACTTTAAGATTTTTTTGGGGAGTAAGATCATGTGGATAGAGTATTACACAAACTCAACATTAAACAGTTTTAGTTATAAATATAAGGTGTATGTATGGATTTAGAAAAGGTGGAGCAGGAGCAAGCTCCGAAAAAGGTTGAGGGGAAACAAAAGCTGGTTAAAACGGATAACTATATCAAAGGTTCTTCCAATGCAGTCCCCTTTATAGGCAAAGAGTTAGAGAAAAAATTAGCTGATGGAGAAGTTATAGAACTTGCAACATCAAAAACAAAGATATTAAAACAATTTGGGTGGGTAGAAATTTATAAAGGGGAGAAATAAATGGCAGCAGAAATAACTTCAAGGCAAAGAGTGGTAGGTGTTTTACAACAGACTAACTTTGCAACACCAAAGGCAGATACGGATGCTTATGAAACTTTAAATTATAACGCGGGCAGCGTAATAACTAATCCGAACACAATTATCAATAATCTTGATGTAATATCTACATCAGGATTAATACCAAAAGAAAGCAGAAATTATACCGATACGGCAAGCGGGTTAAAATCAATGGCTTTTGCCGGACTTGCCACAAGACAACATCTTGCATTGCACTTTGTAGCTGCTTTACAGAATGTAACCGAAGTGGCAACAACTCCGTTTCAAAAGATAATTACACCTGTTTATAACTCAACCATATTAGACACAGCTTCAGCCGGGTATTATCATACACTTGCAAGTTATGCAAATAGCAATAGTACGGATGGAGTGCTTTTAAAAACAGCAGTAGTAGGTGATATGACTTTTTCGCTAACTCCAAATGCAGAAGGAATTGCAAGGTTAGCCCAAATATCAGGGAATTGGATTGGGGCAACGATACTATATAATCAAGACCTTAGTGGCGGAACATGGGTTGCGGAATCACTCAGTAATTTTTATAACGATACAACCGCCTGCACGCTTAACATCACTGGTTATACTTCATTAACAGATGTTTGTTTCAAGAATTATTCGCTTCAAATAAACAACAATGTTATATCTGATTGCAGAACGGCGGGAGTTCCAAGAAGCTATAAATTTAGTCCTTCTTTTACAGTTAGTGCAACATTGCCTTATGATTCAACTACATACTCAATTCTTGAGGATTATAGAGCGGGAACGGTTGGAGGTATTGAATTAATAAGTGGCTCAACAGGTGCAGCCGGTTATTTAAATATACTTTCATACGGAAGATTAACTGCTACGCCTCATGGAACAGACGGACAATATGAATCAATAGTTTTAAGCCAGACTGTAGAATTAAACACATCTGCAGCTAAATCATTACAGGTAACAATAGCAGATGCAAACGATAGAAGCTATCCAGCACCATAATTAAAGACTTATAAAATAAAAGGGAGTTATGCGGACATTAAAACTTAAAAAATCAGAATCACATTGGGTTGATGTTAACGAAACGATAGACGGTGAAAATGTCTTTGCACTAAAAATTAAAGTGGATTACCCGACCTTAGAACAACAGGATGAATTGGATGATTTATATTCAGAAGCTATGATGGGGGCAATAAGACATGCAGGGGAGCTTAGGAAGGGTAATCCCGATATTTCAGATGAGGAGTTAAATATCCAATCAGCGGGATATATTAACTTAAAAAAATTCAATCAGTTCAAACGTCTTTCCATTAAATACTCATTAAAAGATGTTGAAGGTTCTGATGAGCCTTTGAAGATAGTAAACAATGAGCTTGATAAAGAGCAGTTTGAAAACATCTGTAAAGACAAAGAGATGACAAACCTTTTATACTCCGCAATTCAGGAGCAGACAGGTTTTACAAACGCTGATAAAAAAAAATAGAATACTGTTCTTACCTAAGTAATGAGGGGATGCTTTTGGGTGTAAGAAAACCTTACCCCATAACCATAAACGATACAGAGAAAAAGAAAAAGTTTGTTATAAATAATTGTGATGAACTTATAGAATTAGTTGACCGCAAGTTTTCAGAAAGAAGGCAGTTAACTAAAGCCGTAAAGTTAGAAGAGATACTCTGGACTTTGGTTATAGGCTTAGAAGAAGAAATAAACCCCATTCAACTGGTAGATGAACGAACCGAACAAGTAATTGATTTTTATTGGTTCTATCTGTATCAGCCTCATTTAATAAATAACAAAGTTTGGTTTGAATCAGTAAAAAGATTGAACAGGATTTATGGCAGTCAAAGAAATCAACGAATTATATGACATCATCTGGGATTACATTGAAACATGCGAAATGATGAACGTTGAAGTAATCGGAGTGATGGAAGTTGTAAAAGCGGAATTATTGGAGCAGTTGCTTGATAACAATAATGACTGATTTTGACCAGGAAGGTTTTGAACGTGAGGTTGAGGCAAAGCTAAATTCACTTACTTATATATCACCCGAACAGATGAGGGAAATTGCTGAAATGGCTGTTGTTGATATTAAGGAAGGCATTGATACAGGGCAGGATTTACAAGGCAGTTCCTTTGTTCCCAATACACAAAGATGGATTAAGAAAAAGGGGAACTCAACCGTTTATAAGGGAAAGACAAATAAACTTTACAACTCAATTTCCGTTGAATCCGTTACGGGCACGAATAAAGGAACAGAAGCAATAATAGTAGCAAGGGGAAACGGACTTCACTGGCAGACCGACCCGAAATATCCAAGATTTAAAAGAGTGTTTTTTGGTTTCAGTAAAAGATTTGACAATAAAGTGTTCGATTATTTAAGGAAAAACTTTGGCTGATGAAATAGAAAAACGGATAAAATTAACGGTAGTAACAGAAGATGCTACCCTTAAAAGTTTACGTGCTGAATTAAAAAAGTTCAAAACCGAACTTGAGGGCATACCTGTTTTATCAGCAGGGTTTAAGGATGTTAATACCTCTGTTGATTCATTAAAGAACACTATCACCGCTTATGCTAATCAGGCTAAGAACGGTTCTAAAGAAATTCAGACTGCAATTAAGTTAGAGCAGGCAGAACAAAGAAGACTTGAAGATTCGATAAATAAAGTAAATGTTGCATTAGAAAAGAAACGTGCCTTACAATCGATTAAAGATGCACAAAGAGATTTAGGATTAACCGGACAAACATCAAGCCTTGGTTCCATTGAGGCTATGATGGGGCGTTTGGCAGGGCTGAACGAACAGCTTCTTAGGATAGACACGACAAGCGAAGCGTTTGTTGTTCTAAAACAAAAAATTGCATTAGCAAAGCAGGAACTTGAAAACGTTGGTGCATCGGCACACGGCTCAACAAGGGGCATGGCAAACATGGGCGTTGCTATGCAGAACCTTAACTATGTAGTAAGGGATTCGGCGTATTTCAGTCAGAGTTTTGCCTTTGGTGTGCTTGCAATCGGTAATAACTTGAATCCCATGATTGATTCAATGATGCGTGCTAATAAAGAAGCAAAATCATTAAACAGCACGTTTGGGAAAGAGATGCTTGGTTTCTTAAAGGGGCCGGGTGGAATTGTGCTTCTTCTTTCAGTGGCAGTTACGGCGTTTCAGGCTTTAACGTTTGCAATGGCTAAGAATAACTCCACAATGGAAGATGGTGATAGTGCTTATAAAACAGAGTTGGATAATATATCCAAAATGATAGAGAAACTAAGGGATTTAAGCACCTCTTATGAAGAAGCTACCCGATTAAATAGAGAGTTGATAAAAGAACAAAAACAGGGGATGATAGATAAGTATACCGCGGACAAAAAACTGGTTGATGATTTAATAAAGAATGGGGATGTGAGATTTGGATTCCGACAAAAACTTGACCCAGAAGACTTAAAGTTTCTGCAAGAAATGTCCCGACAATATGGAGAGAGGCTTAAACAATTAACATCGGATACACCGGAATTTAAGTCTTACTTGGGTTTGCTCAATGACATACAGATTGCGGCAAAAAATGGCGTTTCTGCAATTGACGAATTGAATATATCAAATATAGACTTGGGACATGCTTTACAAAATCTCAAAACAAGATATGATGAACTAAAGCCTTCCGAGAGGGAATATCTAACACCTGCAATTAAAAACTTAGAAGAATATCTAAGGAAACACAAAGGAACTCAAAATCTGGGTAGGGATTTTGTCAATGATTTAAAAATCCAAAGAGATTTACTTGAATTACAGAATAAGCCCATGCTTGCCCTTCTGGAAAAACAAAAGGAACAGTTAAGTAATGCTCTTTCATTAGAGATGAAGGACGCTGATAGGGTTAAGTTATTAAATGAACAGGTTTCGCTGCATGAAAAAATAAAAGAAATAAATAAGGATATTATTGAGGGTGGTGGTAATTGGGGAAAAACCGCAGAACAGATTTTTAATGAGATTAATAATTTTAAGCCCAATGGAGTAGAAAAACGAGGGCAAAAAATAGAGGAATCCTTAAGGGCTGATAAATTAATTGAGGAACATAAAAAGTTTATAGGAATGGCTGCTGAATTAAACGCCCACCTGATAAAAGATAGTGCGGAACGTGAAAAGGCATTATTCAAATTAAAAATGAGTGATGAAATTGCCTTTGCGGAGCAGATGCTTACTGAAAAAATAATTAATGAAGATGAACTTAATGCTTATAGAAAAGCACTCTTACAAGACTATGAAAATTTTGCGGTTGATATACACGCAAAAGAAATAGAAAGGTGGACTGGGTTAACGTCTATCCTTGAATCGAATTTTTCAAGTTTATGGGAAAACGTTTTTGGTGAAGCAAACTCACTTGTGGAGCAATTAGGACAAAATGTTCTTTCCGTATTAGGAGAAGTAGCCGCCGAAGAATTAACACATATTCTTGCAAAGCATTTATTTGAAAAGGCAGAGACCGCAACAACGGCTGCCGTTGCCACCGCAACCGCAACGGCTTCAATAGCCACTATCGGTGCTGAAATGGTTGCACTTGCAGCAGCAACTTTCCCTGCCGCTTTAGCTGTGAATATTGCCTCGTTTGGTGCTGCGGGTGCTGCGGCTGCGATAAGTGCCGAAGCTGCCAGCCTTGCGCTAACAACGGCTATGATACCGAAATTCCATGACGGTGGAATTGTTGGTAGTGAAGTAAATATCATTGCTAAAAAAGGTGAAATGGTATTAAATAACGACCAGCAATCAAATTTATGGAGCATGATAAATAACGGCGGTTCAAGGCAAGGCTCACAGCCGATTAACATTACCTTGCAGAATGTAATGGATGGAAAAGTAATAGATTCAAGGGTTTACAGAATATTACCTGATGTTCAAAGACAGTTGATACGAGAAGGGTATATGAATTAATGTTAGTCCTGAACCAAACGGTTTCGACTGATTCAAACCTTGTATGGGTTGTTAAAATCTTAGGTGATTCAACTACTTATAGATTTACTACAAGGGTAGGTGGAATTACATTAACAGATGCAGGTGGAACAGGACGTCTTTATGATGCAGGTGTGATATGGGGTGGCAATGAAGGTGTTTCACCGATAAGAGAATCAATAGGCATGGGTTCTGGTGGTGGAATAGGGCAAGTTAGTTCATTCATATTAAAGATAGCACGATACTCAGCTAACACAGGTGTGGATGGATTCTTTAATGAATTTTATCCTGCTACATCGGGAGCAAGGTTAGTTTCAAGGGAAGTTAATGTTGGCTTTTGTTGGGTTGGTGCAACTGCTGAAAGTGAAGTCAACTGGTTCAAAAAATACTACATAGAAGATTACTTATACAATCCAACTCAGATAGAACTTTATTGTGTTGAATATCGTGAATTGGAAATGGTTGAACTTCCGTATTACAAGGTTCAAAAGGATTTTAATAATGGAGTTAGTTATTTCACAAATGCACCGGAAGATAACCTTTCATTACCATTACCAATATTATACGGTATATTCGCGACCGTTGATTTCCACTTGACAAGTTTCTCTTTAGCTCCGACAGTTTGTGTTGACAAAACTTCTTTAAGATATATCATAGCTACTCATAAGTTAAATGTTACAACCTCTGATGATTATCTATATCAGTATTTACCTCAAATATTTAATTGCATGATTTTACAGCCTTCGAACGGCTCTACTGTTAATGTTGATACAAGAAGCGAAGTAAGACTATATGCTCCCGGACGCGTAGTTGACGATACTATCTATGGGCAACTTTATATCCAGTTTAATCAGTTGGGAACTAAAAGCACCATAAATGACATAGGGAATGCAGCCGATAGTGATGCTGATACTTATGTAGTAGTTCCATCCGGCGAAACATTAGCCGTTAAAGCTGAAAGCAATATTGCAACCGGTGATCTTGGAATATTAGGCAAAGCCTTTGAGAGTGAGGTTACACAGGTCTGTAATTGGGCTTCAGCGGTTGGCACATCACAGCGGAATATTATGATGAATTATTTCCATCCAAGCATTCCCGGAGTGGGTTCGGGTAACACTGATGGCGAAGTTGGTTATACCAATGACCTTATAACTCCGGTTAATAGCTTCCTGTTTTGGGGACAATATACTGGTATGAAAATAAATACAGACCTACCGTGGACTATTGAAGAATTACTATCACTTGAATTTACAATGCTGAATAGCACGGCATCCGGTGACTTAAGAATCCACAATGTCTATTTACAATTGAATAATATCATTATTGCAAAAATTCCAGTAAGAAGTGTCAGAGGCTCTATTAGGAATAATATGGGGAATAGGAACTAATGAAAAGATTCCCTGAAGGTATAGAAAATGTAATTAACGGTGACATTTTCGCTTATGCAGCCGGAAGACAATTTGAGAGATGGATAGATTCTGTTGGTGGAGCTACAAGAGACGAAGGACATAGTGTTAATGGAATAATATTAACTCCTTCCGGCATTATTGAATCAATATTAAGAGATGAAGTATTTGTTGAAAGAGATTTAAGAGTTTCAACAGTTACAAGCACAACTTTAATAATTGTAAGCGGGCTTAAAAGTTCTGTGGATGATTATTATAATAATGCTATTTATTATAACGTAACCACAGGGCACAAAACTTATGTTTCTGATTATACAGGTTCAACCAAGACGCTAACTTTAGCAGCAGCAGATACAAGCGCAACAGCAGCCGATAACATTTACTTAACAAACATTCAGGGTGATAATAAAATTAATTATCAGTCATTCGATGTTATTGGTAATACTACAAGCGGAACGAGAAAAGATTGGCTATTCGGAAGGTCAATAAATTCATTCAGCACTCCACAGGCATTGATTGAACAATTATGTTTTGAAAGTCATTCAATCCTATTAGACACTTATGATGGGTATAAATTCCTTTCACTTGATGAAGCTGCTTCGGCTGATACTTGGACTGTTCCTTTAACAAGAAATTCAGAAAGAGAATTGGTAAGCGGAAGATTAAGCCCTTTGTCAGACATATACACTGATTTCAGATTAAAGTATGCTTTTGATTACGCTTCAGGAACTTATAAGAAAGAATTTTTTGTTAACAGAGATGTAGTTTCAAGCAATGCTTCGATACTTGGTGCAACTGAAAAAACCAAATGTGCAAATGCTGAAACTGATTATAAAGTAAAAAAATATTTTGAATATTCAAGCGATTGGATATACGATGATAACACTGCTGAATACTTACTACAAAAATTAGTTAACTGGTTAACGAAACAATATGCAATAGTTACGTGGGCTGGTGAGTTCAATTCACATATAAAATATGAAATAGGAGATCAGGTTATTTTAAACTATGCAAATATGGTGCCCACAGGGATAAACAACTCAAGTAAATTCATAATCTTTTCTAAAGAGATTAACCCGCTTACGCCAAGTGTAACATTTCAGCTATTAGAAGTAGGTGCAGGAATTTCAGTTCTTGGATATGGTTCAAGATACGGTTCAAGCTATGGAAGGGGCTATTAATGAAGATTTTATTTTTTCTTTTATTTTCGATTAGTTTATTTGCTCAATACACTGCGCCAACAGATTCAACTGATAACCTTCATATTCTACAATGGGGACAAGATGATAATCCGGGAGCAATTAATCTTAACAATAACATGGCTAAGATTGATTCAGGATATAAAAGAAACAGAGATTCATTAGTAGCGCTTAGAAGTTATATGGGCGATTCCACAGTCCATAGAAAAGGCTTGGATTCAATTGGCGGGTTAAAAGTAATTAAAGATTCGTTAAAGTTTTCGCCTACAGGAAAATTAAGTTTACCTGCATTAAAAAGCCCGATGATCGGGAATATTTCATTAGCTGATTCGGTAGTAATTATATGGAATAGCATATTAGGAACTTATGATACTTTAGCCTCTAAGAGGTCAACAAGGACAATAGATACCTCTTATGTCAAGACTACCGGAACTGAAATTATGCACGGAAGATATACCGTGAAAGATTCGATGAAACATGATGGGGTGGTTACATTCGGAATAAATGGAGTTTTAGAATTACCCTATGAGCCTACAAATTATCAAACATGGAATAACCTTTTGTGGGTAAATAATGGAAGGATAATTTTTAGTGAGGAATCAAGCCCAACAAAAGATTCAGTTGCTTTTCTATCTGATATTACAGATGGGGATTCAATGGCTACGTGGGGGAATATCACGGGGGTAATAACAAATCAGGGTGACTTGATAAGTGCCTTTGAAGATTTTGGAAGTTCTGTAGCGGTTTCAAACGATACCTTATTCTTAAAAAATGGTGATGCAGATATAATTGGTTTTGCTATCCTTCCAACAAGTCCAAGCCCTGATACCGCAACGTTTGTCACTAAGGCAAGTACTCAGGTATTAACAGGATCTAAGTATTTCACTCAGGTGATTCAGGGAACTGTAAGAAGGGCGCAAGGATTATTTAACGATGGTGAAACCGTTGCTGTTACAGCGAATGATTTGGCAAGCTCAATTACATCTTCGGGCATAGGACTTTCCCTAAAAGATATTGATAATAATACTTTATCAAGTGCAAATATTGACACCACTGTAATTCCACACAAACAAGCTGCCAATATTTTTACAGGGGCTAATTACTTTACCAACATCATCCAGGGTGGTGCAAGGGATGCTTATAATTTATATGACGCTGCGGGAGATACGCTTTATGATGCGGATGATTTCGGGCAAAAATTAACTGTTTCGGGGACAACTTTAACCTTGAGAAATTCTAAATATACAAGTTTATCAAGCATTACTATCCCAAGTGGCGGTTCAACTGCATACTCTGATTCAACAGGGACGTTAAAAAATGGTATATATAATTATTTCTCAGACCCTTTAGTAACGCTTAACGCAGACTATGCAACCTCATCATCAACTGCATTGGAAGTCTGGAATGCGGGTGCGGATGAATCCTTTAATGCTGATGAGCTTTTAAAAGTAAGCAATAATTTATCAGACCTGCAGAGCTCATCAACGGCAAGGGGTAATTTAGGGTTAGTAATAGGAACAAATGTTCAAGCCTACGATGCTGATTTAACAACCTATGCAGGTATAGCACCTTCTGTTAATGTTCAATCAATTTTAGGAGCTGCAAACTATTCAGCAATCAATACGTTACTTGGATTGGGCTCATTAGCTTTAATCAATAATAATTTCACAGCAAACCGAGTGATGACTTCAAATGGTGCTGCTGAATTAACGCCCTCAGATATTACAACTACTGAATTGGATTACTTAGATAATGTTACGTCTAACATTCAAACACAAATTAATGCAAAAGTAACATCAGTAAGCACGGATTCAACTGTAATTACCACAGATTCCGGTTTTGTAGTTAAAGGAATTATTGCGAATACACCACAAATAATTACAAGCATAACAAGTAATACATTAACTCCAACAAGTTCTATTGTTTACTGGAATGGCGGTTCAAATGGAGCATTACAAACGCTTGTTGGAAAGAAAGACGGTCAGGAGTTAACCATTATAAATATTCACGCAACTACTACATTAACTATTTACGACCCTGATGATTTAGGAATTAATATTTATGTAACTGATGGGCTTTTAGATATTGTTCTTGGATATAGAGACATTGCAAAGTTTATATATGTAAAATCATTGAACGCTTGGTTCCTGGAAAGTCATAGTAATAATTGACAACACCTAATCACATAATTCAAGGTGCGGTAATATCGTATTACATTTTAGACTACTTCAAAGTGGATAAAAAAATTCACATTGTTTTACTTGCAATGATTTTAAGCGGATTGCCTGACATTGGAAGATTATTTCAGAGTGATCCTAATGAATGGAATTTATTTTATACATGGGCGCACGATACCTGGTATTGCTATTTAATTCCGTTTTGGAATTTACACATAGCTGAAGATTATTTTTTACACTATAAAACAGGCGGAGTAATTCAACCGTATTATTTAATCTGTGAAATACTTACATGGCTTTTAATGATATACTTAATCAAAAGGTTAGTTAAATGAAAAAGATTTTATTATTCCTATTCTTTGCAACTATAATTCAGGCTCAGACAATAACCACAAGCGCACCTACACGCTTAGACTTGGTGCATTATTATTCCGATAAACTACTGCTTGAAATAGGCGTTGCGGATGCAGACGGAATAGGTTTTGATTTTAGTGGTTACACTGGTGAATTTAAAATTAAGAGCGCGGAAGGCTCGTCAACAGCACTTAAAACCATTGACGTATCTTTTACGGATTCTGTTATAATAATTGAATCACTTGCCGATTCTTTAACTTCATTAAGAGCGCCAAGATTACTCTTTTATGAATTGATATTGAATGATGGAACTAATGATAAGACTTGGTTAGCAGGTAAATTCAATTACACCAACAGACCTTCAAGTTCCCAGATTAGTTCTTTAACCTTAGCTTACAATACTGAAAGTTTATCTTTAGCAGTTAGCGGGGTTGCAATCAACGCCGATATAATTTCGGATTCATTAAATAGAATTGATGACAGCCTTGCAGTTCACAGTGATACTTCACTTTCACACAACAATAGAATTTTAGCAATCATAGATTCGTTAAATAATATATATACTGAAAGTCAGGTTAATAGTTTATTAGATGTAAAGCTTGATAAAGCTGATACTCTTAATTTATCTCAAAGAGTGGATTCACTCCGCACGGGCGTGGATAGTTTGGCAGAAGATGTTATCAGATATAACACTCTATCTTCATATTCCGCAGACCAAATATTAACGATTGATAATTATTACGTACAAATAACGACCTCTACCACAAATAAGACTGTGACATTACCTATTGCTAATATCCCGGACGGAACTGCCTTTCATATAAAAAAGATAGACTCCGGTTCTGGCGATGTGGTCGTGGTTGTGAGTGGCGGGGGCACAATAGATGGAGATGTTTCGCTGACTATTTATTATCAACATACCGCTTATACATTTGTTAAGAGCGGTAATAATTATTTATTGTTTTAGAGGGAAAAAATGAATATAAAAGGTTTAGAGCAAATAGCGAATAATTTTGACGCTAATGATAGTTATAAATTAAAACAGACGGGATTAAAAGACCAAATTAAAGCCTTGTCTTATATAACAGATGTCCCAAACTATAAAGGACAAATAGGCAAATTTGAAGGTGAATTTTATATTGCCTACGGTACTTCCGCAGGTAATTGGATGCGGATAAGTTCTAATTTTACAATTTGGACGGCGGGGACAGTTACAATAGACCGTTCCGCCAAAACATTATCTGTTAGTTCCGCTGTAATACTTTATACCTCTGACCAAAGGACTATAACAATTGAAGGAGGGTCTGGTGTTGGTAGCGGGTTAATCACCGGGTTCACTTATTATGATTCTTCTGCGATTAAAATGTTGTATGTCGATATATTGGGTGTTGGCGTAAGTCAGACAGTAACCTTACAAATGAAGAGAATGACAGAAGTGCCGGATTTATCAGAGGGTTATCAACGGTTCTTTCTTGGGGCGGCTTACAGCGATGGGAATTTTTATATCCCGGGTTTGCTTGATAAAGAATACCACCAAAGACTGTTAGCAATCGAACCTTATATTATTACAAGTGCCGAGAGTCTGGTGGCAGATGAAAATTCGGATATGAGTGGTGCGAATGATTGGGTAGCTAATCTTAACACACCAACATTAGATATAAATTCAACTGTTGCGGGAAAAATGTATGTTAAGTTTAGCGGTATAGCACAGCACCAAAACGTGCAAATACCGGATATTTGTGAAGTTGGCAAAACTTATAGGGTTGAGGGTAAAATAAGGTTAAACATAGGGACTGCCACCACTATACAAATTGGTGGTTTTTCAACAACTCCAAACCATGCAGGGTCTATTTATGTAACACCGACTCCCACAGAACAGTTTTTCCGAGGGAATATTGTAGCAAGTACAGCTGTGGTTAGCATTGGTGTTCTGAGTGGTGACAACAATGGTTTAGGTATAGAGGTTGACGATGTAAAAGTAAGGGAAATTGTTCCCTCTCAAGAAGTCTTGTTTGAGTCAATAGATTCCATATACGCGGACATAGAAACAATAAACGCAGATATTGATTCAATAGAAGCAGACATCGCCTCGTTAGAAGCTGTCACAACTCCAATAGGCGAAAGCTGGGGGACAATGGATTTTTTACAAGCAATAGGTAAGGATGATAAGGAACTTACAAAAATAGCAATTATGGGTGATAGTTTGATGGTATATAATTCCGGCGGGGCTGTGGTCGATGGCGAGGGCGATTTGGATGTAATGCCACCAAGATTATATAATAATACTTTTGCAAGGAGGGTATATGATTATTTAAAATATAACGCACCAACCTACAGAGCAATAAGGCATACAGACTGGACATTAAGCGGGACTTGGGCTGATGAGAACGGGTCTACTCTTGTAAACTCTGGTGGAAGTGAATACTTTAAATATACGCAAGAGGCTAACGCTTATGCGGAAATAAGCATACCTGATGGAATGGATAATGTTGGTCTAATAATACACATTGATGACAACGAAAACGGTCAAGATTATGACGATGCCGTGACTGTGACCATTAATGGTAGTGACCCTTCTGCTTATGGCGCTGCAACGATTGACACCTACCGGACAAAAGATAGTGCCTTAGACACAGGCAATCCGTTTTATGTTGAGCAGTATATTGGGCTCCCAACTGGGTCTGGTGCTAATACCATTAGGCTAACCAAAGCAAACAATACTAAAACGCTTATGGTATGGGGGGTAATGTATTGGACGGGCAATACACTAATGATAATGAGTTGCGGACACAGCGGGCATGAATTACGAACTTTGATTGATGAACATCTAAATGCAGAAATAGGAGAAAATGATGTTGATGCTGTATTGTTACAACTGCCACTAATGAATAACACAGCCGAACATACAACGGCGGAAACGAAATCGCAAATTCAAGAAGTTATAGACTTCTTTGATGCAAATGATATTAGAGATTATGCCTTTATGAGCTGCAACCCTATGGGCGATAATGGTTCTGGTACTAATTATTATACATTGTATGCCCCCCCTAATCAAACGTACTCAATGGAAGATCATAGCGAAGCCACTAAGCAAACTTGCTGGGACAACAAGGTTCCGTATATAAATATATTCGAATTTTTTAGACGAAAAATTGAGAATCGGGGCGGAACTTTGGAAGGTGGTGAGGGCGGTCTATGGTACACACAAGATGGGCAACATCCAGACGCTGTGGGCTTTGATCTCTGGTTCGAGATGGTTAAAACCACATTATTGTTAAATAAGCCGTTAACACTTTAATTAATAAATAAATTTTTGACAGGAAAGCGGAAAGCTGAAAGGGATGGAAGAACAGTTAGTTAGTCATTTAAAACATTACCCGAATTATTTCGGGAGTGGAAAATTAAATTTACAGAATTACTACAGAGAAGAACATGGAGATAATCATATCGTTGTTGGGCAGTGGATTAATTAGCAGCGCGGTTCTCTATTCATGGAAGAAGAGAGATACAAGGGTTGGCAACATTGAAACAGAGGTTAAAGAAATTAAGGAAAATTACCTTGATAGATTTGAACGTGTCAATTGTAATATAAACGATTTTAAGCAGGAGACTATTTCACGCTTAGTGAGAATAGAAACGTTGTTAGAAAACAATAAATAAAAGGAGTGATTCATGGCTACTATAATTGATCTGGTAATTAAGAACTGGAAAACAACGGTAACAGGATTGGCAACAGGGATTCTTTGGCTTGCTAAATCCGTTTTCGGGTTTGAAATACCTGATGAAGTTGCTTTATCGTTTACAGGGTTCTTAGTATCACTTGGATTAATATTTGCTAAAGACGGTAATCAGACCGGAACAACAAGCAATCCAAGAGAATAATTCTTACCGCCCTTTTAATTAAGGGCACTTCTTAACTAACTACAGAAAAAAAATAATGACAGCAAAAGAAAAACTATACCTGATAAAACTCTCTTTAGCTCGTATGAGAGGCAGTGGTGGGGCTTATTATTTACTTAAACTTAATAACATTATGGATATTATTAATGCTACCTAAAGAAAATGTATATGATGATCTGTTTAAAAAGTTTGGAGAGGCTAACAGCATTGATTGGCTTTTGCTGAAAGCACAGGTTAAGCAGGAAAGCAGATTTAATACAAAGGCAGTTTCAAGAGTTGGCGCTAAAGGGCTTTCTCAATTTATGCCCGCTACATGGAATGAATGGGGGCACGGTGATGTATTTGACCCTGAATCTAATTTGAATGCACAGGCAAGATATATGGCTTGGCTGTTAAAGCAGCTTAAGGATATGGATAAAGCTCTGGCGGCTTACAATTTTGGTATTGGCAATGTAAAGAAGAACAAACCCTATCCTAAAGAAACACAAGACTATGTAAGAAGGATTAACAACTACTATCAGGAGTATAAGAAAGATGCGCCTGTCAAATCTCATCTTGAACACCCCTAACACGTTCCGTAAATTTGCACTATGAAACTAACTACTTGGGCTTACATTGTAGCTACAGGACTAATCTTAATTACACTTTCATTCTTCGCTGGAAAGTGTTCAGTTCCTAAAATCACTCAGCACACGCCCGACAGCCTCGTGGTGGGCTTACCTGATACTACCGTAAGTCATTGGACGGCTGATGTAGAGATAACGGATATTCCTGCAATACGAGAGGGGAATATTTTCACAGGAAAAGTAAAGAAGAAAGTTGCACTAAAAGATAACTTAGGAATTATAAGAGATTCAATAACAATCAACGCAACTATTATACATGATTTAGACCGTTCCGCATTTGATTTATTGTTGAATGAAATAGTAATCCCTGTTTATGAAGTGGTAAGAGTTGATACCGTTTTTAGGCACTTCAAAATGGATACAGTGGAAGTTCCTGATGCACCTTTCTGGAATTTTGAAAAAGGCGTTTACACAGGAATTATAATTGCAACAGGTGTAATTGTAGCTATTGCTTATGGAGTTTATAAAATAATAACCGCAGGAAAGAATTTATGAATATCCTAAAATTCATTGCCTTTGCAATAGCAGAATTGATAAGAGAGATTATACAATTTTTTAGAGGTAAGACATGAGAATATTACTAATAGCTTTATTGTTTTGCGGATGTTCTTCTTATCACTTAAACAAAGGTGATGTTGTAAGAGTTATTAACCCTAAATCAAAATATTACGGTAATCAATTTAGAGCAGCATACCATGAACTGCCTGATAGATGGGGTATAAAATGTTTGGCAAGTGTTTCAGCGTTAAGCGATACTAATTATTGCAGCACTTATATGTTTTATATGCACGAATTGATTAATGTGGAGTTTTGAGATTTATAATTTACTTTAACGCCTTTAAACTCCATTAAGGAAATTTATAATTTACTTTAATGATTCAACCAAAATGGTTGAGAAAGCGAAATTCAAACATATCGGTTGAATTAATCAAAAGGATAACAAATGAAATTTGAAATAATGGGTGGTGCTTCAAACGGCTCGGCTCCATCTTTAATTAAAATGAGAGAATTTTTAGCCAAGCAAAAAGACGGAGTTTTATTTACTACAAAAAGCCTTGCTCAACAAATTAAATCTTCCCCTAAAACTATTGCACAATATACAACAGACAATTCAATAGACGGATTTATTATAAGGCAGGGCGGTCATGTTGGAAATCTTTGGGGAAATAAAAAAACTATTCAAGCATATCTGAAAGAAAAAACATGAGATTTCAAGTTGACGGAAAATCTTTAGAACAAAAACCGGAACAGCTTTATTCGTTTACTGAAAAAGACGGCAAGGCAGAAGTTAACACACTTGTAAACAGGGAAATAAAATCATTAGATGAATTAATTAAAGTTTGCAAAATAGATATAAGTATATGGACTGTTGATAGGTGGGAATGTTCAAGTTGGGGTTCACCGGCAAAGATAAGAAGTTATGATGAAGGTAGAAGAAAAGATAAAGCGGTTATCAATACTCTTTTCAGGGTTAAAGCATACCTGAAGAAGAACTATCCTTTGATTGAGCTTAATTCAGTTAAAGAAGAAATAATATATGAGATAAAGAAACATAAGCCTAATTATTTAGCTATTAAATACTCGAAGGATAAAGAGCCTTATGTATATGAAATTGATCCGTTTGATATTCACTTTGGAAAGCATACTTGGAATAAAGAAACCGGAATTGATTATGATATCGATATTGCAGAAAAGGATACTATTACTTGTATAGAAGAACATATAAGCAGGGCTAAATTATTTAACGTTGAAAAATTTCTTCTTATTGTTGGAAATGATTTTTTCAATGTAGATAATAAGGCGAATACAACAGCAGCCGGAACTCCGCAGCAAGAGGACACCAGGTGGAAGAAAACATTTAAGCAAGGAAGATTATTAATCGTAAAGATTATTGACAAACTTAGAGTCGTTGCACCGGTTGACGTTTTAGTTATCCCGGGAAACCATGATGTTGAAAGAGCTTTTTATTTAGGTGATTCCTTAGAGTGCTGGTATAATAAAGTTACCGGGGTTAAGATAGATAATTCACCAAGAAGCAGGAAGTATTATTCATACGGAAAATGTTTAATTGGATATGCACACGGCAAAGATGAAAAGATGCAGGACTTACCTACAGTAATGGCTATTGAAGAACCTCAATTATATGCTAATGCAAAATTTAGAGAATGGCACTTAGGAGATAAACACCACAGCAAAAAAATTGATACAATTTCCATTGACGAAAAGAATGGTGTAACAACAAGAATTTTAAGAAGCATTTCACCCGCGGATCAATGGCATTATTCAAAAGGTTATATCGGATCGTTAAGGGCTATGGATGCTTTTTTATGGCATAAGGAAAAGGGATTAGTTGCTCAATTTTCGGCAAACTTATAAGATTAAATATTATAACATCAAGGTATAACTTTTAAAGTGCAATATGACACACAAAGAAATCAACATAGAATCAACCTGCAATGGATTACTCAAAGCAGAGTTATTTAATAAAAAACCAATTTACAAATGCTCAACCTGCGGATATTATGTATTACCAACAATTAAGAAAAAAAATGAACAGCCCATATTTATACCAGGCAACCTTAATAGTAGAGAAGGTCGGGGAGCGTCTTAATCAAAGCCAGACACATGAGCTTAAATCCCTGATAATAGAGGCACTTGAACAAGCAGAACAGAAGGGATATGAGCGTGCCATAACAGACCCGAAAGTTATGGCAAGGTTGAAGGAAGTTATTTTGTTGACGGATGATTAGTCAGGTGCTGAAATAGTGCCCTCTAATCTTTTTATTCTTTCATTATGCCAAGTATGCACATCGCCGAAAGAAATTATTTCCCGAAGTTCATAAACGGTTAATTCTTTAATCGCTTGTAAGATGTTGGAATCATAAAGCCTGTCTCCCTTACCTATCTCTTTCATTCTTTCGCAAATGATGTTGATAAATTTTTCTCCGCTTATTTCAATTTTCATTTTTCTTTCTCCTTTAAATATTCACTTACTCTTTTTAATATCCTATTGGTAATCTTTGAAACAGGCATACGCCCTTCAAATTTACCGTTAATTATTAGATCAACCCCTTTTGAGAAGATACCTTTTTCTAAGCGAAGTTTAATTACTTTTTCCGTTTTCCCGCAACACCCAAATTCAATTTTTATCTTTATGTATTTCAATGAGTTAAACCCCTTTTACATTTATGGTGTGCAGGTTAAACAGTAGTTAGGCTACTTCTTGGTAACTTATCAGTGGTTTAGTTCCTGATAAAATTGCGTTACCACAAGTTATTCGTCCTAAATCTTCTTCAGCAGAAGCAATAAAAACCAATACATCATAACCAGCCTTCTTAAGATTTTCTTCGTATCTCTTATAAGGATAGAAAGCAGTATAGTCTCCAATAGTTTCGATATTATTTTTAAGTGCAGTTTCGGTTTTGTGCATTGGTGTTAATTTTATTATGTAATCATCTGGATCGAAATACTTTAATAAAATACTTGGATCAATTTCATAATTGGCAATCGCAAAGTTCAATGTTATCTTTCTTCCATTGGGGATTATTCCTTCTAATATTTTGGCGATTTCATCTAAAGAAAGAGAATTATTATTAAACATTATATTGCGTTCATATTCATTTGTGGAATTTATACTTAATTGAAGACCAGCTTCACCTTGCAATAATCTATTTTTAATTCGCATCCAAGTATGGATAAATGTTTTAAGCCATTCATTGTGTTTTGGCATCATCGTAGAAACAACTGGATGTATTTTGTATTCTGGATCAATATGTGTTTTAAGCCATTTTGTAGCATCTAAAACATTGGGATTCCAAGTAGGTTCGCCCATTCGAGCAAAGTGAATATTTAATCTTTTTGTCGTTTTAATTTCGGGATGTAATTTTATTCCAGTCAATACTTGCTTTATTAAATCGTTATATGTTGCATTTTTACCAGAACCAACTTTTGGAACATCACAAAATCTGCAACCCATCGAACATCCATATTGCGTAGAAATTGTTATCACCCATTTTTCGGTTAAAGGTAAAAGGTTAGTATGTTGCACTTTCTCAATATCTCTTGTAAGTCCCATTGCATCACATTTAATGTTTATATTTTTACCATAATCTCCAAGAGAAAGCATTTCTAAATAACCTTTTTCACCTTGTACTACTAAAATATCTCCAGTAGGAACTTTAAGATGTTTTGTAATTTTCATAATTGTGCCTTAATTCTAAACGTAGCCTAACAAGTGGCTCAAGGCGACAGCGTACACTCCACCGGTTTTGTGCTGTTCTTTAGTTTGTTTACTTTGTTCTACTGTCTTGTTCAAAGTTGTTCTATTGTTTAAATTATTTTCTAATTTTTATCATCTGTGGTCTTGCTACATCCCTGTTGGGGCTGCGCCTTAGCCACATAGCCGTTATGCCGAAAAATTGCTTTTAAGTTTTTTATGTAAATCATCCAACTTTTCAGCTAACTTAACTTTACCCATTCTTTGTTCTAATGGTTCACCATAAATTATGTGTGCTTGTATCTCTGCTATTTTTGATGCGAATAACATATCTAATAGTTTTTTTTCATCTTCCGCAATTTTCTGCATAACTTGCGGTTCAAGCTGACTGGCTAACTCATCTACCATTTTATTAACCAGTTCTTTATTGCTTGTGACCCCTCCACTTATTACATCAAGTAATAAATATTCATTCACTATTATTAAAATTTCTGTTCTATCCATTTCTTACTCCATTAAATTATTTGTAAATGTCGCCAGCAGCTTAACCGCAATAAATGTTATGCGGAATTTTGGCTCGCATCCTTAAATTTATAAAAACAATGTTCTGCTGCGTAGCTTCCACAAATTCCGTTTTCTTGTGCAAATTCAGCAATCTCTAAAATTATTTGTTCGTTAATTATTTCGTTATCAACTTCTTTTTCTCCTGCTATTCTTTCTCCAGTTTTGGGGTCGTCAAATTCAATATAAAGTGTTTTCATTTTTGTTTTTCCTATGTCCGCCAAAATCCGTATAACAAGCCAATCAAGCTGACTTGCTAACAGTCTCGACTATTTTTGTTTGTAATATTTAGTTAATTTTTTCATCCTAATTTTTCTATTTTATCCGCAAGCAGCTTATCGGCAAAGGCGTTATGCAGAAAAATTGCTAAACATTAAACATTATTTGTTTTTCTTCTTCTGTAAATTTTATCCCAAATTTCTCAAAGATGTTTATTAATTTTTCTTTTTCTTCAAGAGGGATGGTTTCGTAATACATCAAATTTTTAAGTGTGTTTATTTCAACTTCCGCAATTTTCTGCATAACTTGCGGTTCAAGCAGACTGCTGAGGTTTTCTTTACATATAGTTATTGCCCATTCCGGTAGTTCACCACTATAGTCAAACTTAATTCTTTGTTTGTGTTGATCTAATAATTTTTTTGCTAAATTCATTTTCTACATCCTTTAAGTTTTGTTATTTCTTTCGCAGCAGCTTAACCGCAATGATGTTATAAATCTTTTTGGGCTTACCGTTTCTTCAACCAATGCTCCGCCTCTGGTAAATGTTTTTTGATTTCCTTAAATAGTTTGTCCATTGTTTCGGGGAGGATGTTTACGGTATTATCATCTTGCTCAAGAGAGATAGTGCCGTTATAATATTGCACCCAAATAGGCTGTTCACCAGCGCCATCATCTGATTGTTGCTGAAATACAAAATTTGGAACTGTTATTAAGTTTGCCATTACTTTTCTCCCATGTCGCCCAAAAATTTATAACTCGCAACTCAACAAGACTGCGAGATTAGTTCGGGCTTGTTTGTAAATTATGTTAATTAAGTTTCTCAAAATTCTCTTTCCGTTATGGGCAGCTTAACCGCAATAAATGTTATGCTTCTTCAGTCGCTTCAATATTTAGCTCAAGAATTTCCCAACCATTTTTCGTAAATATTCTCCAAACTTGTTTTGCGTCATAAATATCCAAACTATGGCAAACTGATAGCCACTCCTTCACAAATCGTCTTATGCAAGTTGATTCATCTATGGATGCTGTGTCTCTCCATAGCTTTTTCTTATCATCTTGTATTACATATAATTTCTTAATATCCAATTGCCCGCTCCTCAAAAGCTAACTACCGCTCAAGCCGACAAGCTTGGGCTGGCTGTTAATTTTATGTTTTGTAATTATGTTAATTAAATTTTTCATTCATCATTTATATTTTATGCCGCTTGCGGCTTAGCTTTGTCTGTTAGTTTGACAACTTGCTTTTCATAATTAAAATATTTTCTAATGTCTTTAAGTAATGGTATGCGCCATCATAAAATGATTTATAATTAACAACGTTATTCTTATAGTTTGGTGCGTCAAAATATTCCTCAATTTCTTTTAGCATTTTATCCATAGCTGTTGATAATTCGGGAGGGTCTTTCTTCGCATCTTTCCACCCGTCCGCAATTTTATCCTGCGGTTGACTGCTAAGGTAGTCAATAGCTTCTTGGCATATCTTTGTGGCACTTGGTCTATTTTCTTCCTTTAGCTGCAACCTGAGTTCATCAAGTTTTATTATGATTATTTCCTGTTGTGTCATTTCTCCCTCAAAGATTGTTTCTTCTTATACTCCGGTAACTTCTTATTCAAGCACCAGCTTACAAAATCACTTTTATTAACAATCTCTTTCCACTTCTCTAAATCTTTATCTCGGATATATACCGTTGCGGTGTTGACGTTTTTAGCCATGTCTAACTCTCGGTTTGTTAATAACTTTTTTTAATTTCGCTCTTTCAATTTCAAAATATTTCATAATAAGTTTAATCTTGCCTGCCGTTGGGTTTATTCCCTTTTCTTCTAAATCTTCCTCAAAGTTTGTCTCAAACTCGCTTACATCTGTTCCTAAATTATACTCCGAATCAGACACTCCTAACAAACAGTCCGTAACATAGTCGAAAGAAGTTAATGCTATATCTTTGGCTATTTTTTTTGTTAGGGGTTTATAACTTGTTTTTTCACTCATTGACAACTCCCTGATTTTGTTTAATACAAACATAAGTATATTTATATTGATAGTCAATAGCTGATTTACTTTTTGTCTAAATCCCGCGCCTTTTTTTTGAAGGATATAAATATCCTCTTACTGCATCCCTTGAAATGTTAAATTTCTCTGCCGTTAATCTTAGTGCATTGTATCTGTCTGTTTTCTTTATTTCTTCATAAAATTCAATCATATCTATAAAATATTTAATTTTGTGCTCATATATTTTAAGAATTGCCTGCCTCTGATATAAAGTAAGTCCGGTAAGGTCAATCGTAATTTCCATTATTTATCCTTTGTTTGTGGATTTGTTATTTAGGGAGAAATGATAAATACTACGCTCACAACTCCAATTATTATAATTAAGCATATTAATACTGCCATTAGGTTTTCGCCTATTTCAATTTCTTTATTCTTTTCTTCCATTTATAACTCACTTTCTTTTAATTTTGATTTAACCTATCGCTCCAGATTATACTCGCAATAAATTTTGTGTTGTGTCTTTCAATCTCTTTGCCAGCTCTTTCCTTAATAACCCAATTCTCTGAATGGTCACCATGATCTTCTGTTATGTAATATAATTTTTCATTGTTCTTATCAAGATTGTAATTAACGGCAATCATCGTATCGCCGTGTTCATTAAAAAACCAAATAGATTCAATTAAGAACTTACTTGTAAAGTTATCTTCCCGTAACTGTATCATTTTTTCTCCTAAAGTTTATTTTGTTAATAATTTCTTAAAATCAGGGCAATACATAACCTTAACATTTATTTGCTTGCATGTCTTAATACACTTCTGGCAAGTTTCATCAATTTTGCCGGTGATCTTTTCAGTAATCTTTTCAGATTTTTCAGGCTTCGATTTCATGGTTAGCCTTTTTGTAATATGAAATTTGTTCGTTTAGAAACTCCCTTGTTAGCTTGAACGGTTGTTTGCCCCTGATTACTAAATCCTCTATAATTCCGTCACCATATTTCTTAATAAGCCTTGCAGAGTATTCAGGATAGTTGCCTTTTTTGAAGATATTGCACGAAATACATTGAGCGTGGGTATTATCTTCATCAAACCTTGTCGCCGTATGCTTTCTTGAAACAAAGTGCCCTGCCTGTAATTTCTTAAATTCTAATTCAGCATCACACGTAAAACACTTCTTGTCTCTATTGCGGATATATATGCTAAACTCTTTATCTAACTGAGTTTTTAGTTGAGGAATGCTTTTAAATTTCGGATTCCCAAGTTTCGGTTTACTCTTAATCATTTTTCACCACATTCAGTCTGTTTTGAAAATCCTTTAATAAATCAACAAAATCCTCTATGCTGTCAAATGCCCAGCGTTCAGTTTTAATTACAAAATATATTCCACCACCGGCATCACGTGTAAATATTTTAATTTCCTGTGATAAATCGGTTAAATCGTCTGAATGGTCTGGTAGCTGTGAGTAAGAAACTGCTAATTCATTTAAACTTATGTTAAGATTTTCTAAAGATTTCATTTTTCCCTTTCAAAGTAGTTGTAATTTCTATCACAAACGAACAGAACCCGTGCAAGGTTCAATTTACTATACTTGCTTGATACTTTATACCCCTGAATCGCTTAGAGGGCTTTTAATTGCGTTGTTTGGAAATATCAAAAAACCATTTTTATCATATTTGTTGAAATCAATAGCTATCCAAAATTGGAATAGATTTGAAATCATAACTTCAAAGCCATATTCCTTTGGTCTTGGTTTAAACCCGATATATGAAAAGGGTAAAGTCCAACGGCACAGGGCAATCTCAAATCTGTTTATTTTTATTTTCATTTTATTCACCCGCTTTCACTTTAATTGCCTTTACCGATCTAATAACCGAAATCAGAAAATCCAAGTCCTCTGTAATTGCCTGTATGTCTGCATAATATTCATCACTTTGAGGGTCTTGGTAGCGCGGAAGTTTTAACCACCCCTTATATTCGGCAGATTTTAATTCTAAGTGACATTGGGTTAAGTTCATAATTGTAAAAAATTCTGGTTTTTGGTTCATTTTCCTTCTCCTTTCGCTGTTTTATAAGCCTCTAATAATGCTGATAAGGATTCATCTGAAACAATAAGCTCTTTAACTACTTCGTTACTGTGAATAGAAGTTACCTTCCAATCCTCATTCTGTTGTTCTAAAACGATTTTCCTATTACCAAGACTGATAGTTGTTTTCTTTTTATACTTTGTGATCTTCATTTTACTTTCCTTCCTATGTTGAAAATTTATCTTTATTTTTTTCTAAAAGTTTAATCACGCTGTCTTCTAATGCTTGCCCCTCATCATAGCTTGCCCACGTATATATTACTCTTAGCGTTCTTTTCAGCGCTTCATTATCTTTTTGTGTCAAATCCCAGATTGCTTTTATTTTCTTCCTAAGTTTCGGGTGTTCGCTTTTCAAACCGTGAATGTCTAATACTTGTTTTTCAAAATCTTCATAGGACATTTAAATTGCCCTCCTATATGATTTATATTTTTGTGCAATCTCTTGATAATTGTTTTATGTATCGTCTCTTATACTCATTTGGATATTTTTTTTTAGTTCCAAATAAATCAGTAACTATATCCGTTCTCACAATTCCTTTCCCGCTATTCCAGGCAAGCCCACCGCACTTTTCATCTTCACACTCCCACCCGCTTGCTTTCAAACTAATACCCGTTTCGCTTGCAAGTATATATGTTATTATTTTTTTATAACCCATTTCCTTAGCAATGCGCCAGCAAGCTGAGTAGAGTTTGCTGGCAACATTTTTTGTCCCATTTGTGCATAAGCGTGTTACTTCCGCTGTCAAGCCATTATCTAATCTTCGACTTATGGGTCTGCCCACTATTGCTATACCAAGCAAATTATCGTTAGTATAACAACCGATTGCAAACTTATAGCCAACCACAGTTCCGTGATGTCTGTGATGTTCCGTTACAAATTTATTTGCAAGTTTAAGAGTAATGGGCTTTACCAAAAGTTTTGGCGTAACAAGCGGTTCAAACTTATCTGATAAAATTGGGTTGACCTTCCTTCGATTTCCATTCGAGGTGTTCCCAACCCAATGGTATATAGTGACTAATACCGCTTGCATCAAATACCCTGTGTCCATTTTCGCTTACGGCTAAGTAAGTAGGGTTTTTAATTATTACTACATTCCCGCTTGGAAAGGTATATTGGCGATATGCCTCGCTTGAAATATCAGCGAACTCGTGAGAACTTTTATTTATCATGGCTTACTCCTTTATGATTTGTAATTTGAGGCTTTTTGCCCCTAAAGTTTAATTGTTTGTTTTTCATTTTATTTTCCTTCTTGAATTAAATTTTCAACAAGCCATTTTTTCATTTTGTAATATTCTTCTGTAAACGGCTCAACGATATTTTCCTCATTGTTGAAATCATCGAATTTGTTTAGAAGGATTTCAATCTGCGGATCTGGTTTGTTACCGAGCCAATCATTATACATTTGCCTGATTGTTGATTCATCATGTCCGACTAAATCTATTACAAATTTTAGCTCTACTTTATCGTTCACACTGCCCTCCTATATGAGTTTTGTAATTTTATATTTTTGCGCCTGCGATATCCATCCGTTTGATATTCCTTATGGCACTCATGGCAAAGATTCCCGTGATACAGCTTGTTACCGTCACCGTTTTTACAGAAAAGAAGTTTTTTCTTCTCCGGCACTCCGTTAAATTTTTGGATTATCTTCCTTATCCTGTTAATCGTTAATCCATATACCCCGGCTATCTCTGTCATGGTCATGGTCTTTGATAGACCGGCGATTATTTCTTGTCTCTTAATACTTGAACCCTGGATTAGGTTATTAACACTGCCAACGCAAAGATTATATTTTGTTGATATTTCTTTTCGGGTTAATCCGTTGTATAGGTAATCTTCCTCCATTAACATGTTTCTTGTATCTGTTTTCATTTTCCCTATCTCCAATTATTTAAAAAATTGTTTTTTCGTTTCTAAAATTTTCAGCACGTTCCATCGCTTTTTTTGCATCTTCGGTTTTCCTATGCTCTGGTAATTTCTTCCACATATTTTTACAAGCATTCAAATCGCCCATATCTCCCGGCAATATCTGGTCTTTTAATTCTTGTGCCCCGTAAGCAATAGCCACAATTGAATTACTGCTACTTCCTGTATCTCTCTCGTCTGTAAAATTGCAAGTTCCGGCTTCCATCGTTCTTTTAACCAAGAAGTCAATGTCCGCCGTTTTCTGCATACTTGCATTCCAAGTTATAATCTGTGGTTCATATCCTCGTTTAGTCAATATCTCCATCATTTTTTTTACACATTCTTGTGGTAATCCGCCTCTTGTATATCCATATTCTTTTTCTGTGTAGGTGATAAAGACACCTTCCAATATTATTGCGGTGATAGTATCATATTCCCTACCCGCAATTTTCGGTTCTTCCCAATCAAAATCATTCAGTATCTGTATAATGTCGTCTTTATTGATATGCCTTTCTTCTTTTAATAAATTATTTAACCACTTATTAAGTTCTTTTATATTTTGGCTTTTCATATTATTTCCTTTTTATGTTTTTTGATTCATAATTAGATTAAATATTCCATGATCTTTCTTTCATGCCATCCCACTTGCAATATTCCAAAAATGAATCAAAGCTATCACCATATTCAAGGTAGCGTTTGTATCTGGCAGTAGATTTTTTCACCTTGCGTATTTTCCCTATACCCAAATATTTTACTTCAAAAGTAGGATGGAGATTATTTATAGTTCCCGGATTTTCATCATCAAAAGTAACCCCTATGTAGTGCCCTCTATCTTCTACAATAATTCCTTTTCTATCCCGGAGCATTATCTCTCTTCCAAGTTCGGCTGGCACTTTGTAATAGCTTTTCACATATTCAAAATTCACTTTGTCTCCTTAACTTTTTTTTTGTTTGTTGTTGATTTTTCATTTCTGTTTGTTTCATAATTATGCCTTACCCATAGCTCTTCTAAAACTATTTTGATACTTTCTTTTTGAGTTAAATTCCCTTTAATCATTCTTTGCAAGGTTTCTATGCTGGTTTCTATATCGGTAAGAAAGAAGTTCATATAGCTAATTTTAATTGTGAACGGTATTGCAATATTCTTTTCGTTGCTGATTCGTAATAATCTTTGTCTAACTCAAAGCCCACGTAATCAAAACCCATATCTTCGCAAGCAATTAAAGAACTTGCGCTGCCAACGTGTGTATCTAAAATTTTGTCATTTGGTTTTGCGTATTTGGATAGAATCCATTTGTAAAGCGCAATGGGTTTTTGAGTGGGATGAATGTTGGCAAAATCTTTTGCACTGCCTTTAAGTTTCGGAGCGAATCCGCTTTCGTTTCCCCTCGCATAACTAAATATTCTTGCAGAGCCATTAAGGCTCGTCCACGCCAATTCACAGTCTGCTTGGTCTATCCTTTGAACCTTGTCCCATATTAAATAGCACCTTGAAGGTGATAAATTAAAATAGTTTCCACCCCAAATAATTTGATTTTTACTAACCCTGAATAATTCATCAAAATAGTTTTTGTCAGGCACGTTGCTATCCCAATTTTTCTTGTCCCGCCTTTTCCATCCATCAGATTCTTTTTTGCTACCAACCAAAGCAGAATAACCTATCCCATACGGCGGATCAACAATAGCTAAATCGAAATGCTTATCAGGGTATTCTTTCATTCCAATCATGCAATCACAGTTAAGAAATATCATAGCAATTCTTCCGGTATTAAATCGGCAAAATCTTCTAAGTTGAAAAGTGCTGCTGAATATTCTACGCCGTCTTTTGTTCCTTCTAAAATTCCTAAGTCAAATAACCTGTCTGTAATAGCTGTTCTTTTGCTTAAATCCATTTCTGCTATCTTTAGTTTTTTGCCCTTTAATGTTTTAAGATATTTTTCTCTTAAACTCTCGATTGCTTTTTCCATTATTTCAATCCTTTTAACTTTTAATTCATATTCTATTTTTTTTGCCGCCGCCATTTGGACGTATTTTTTTTCCTCATCTGTAAGTTCAATATCCATCCGGCTTAATCTTTCGCCTTTTTGAATGAGAGAGTTAATCCTTCGGTCAACTTCAAGCTCAAAATCTGATTCGTTATAGGTAATTTCGCTTTCCATCCAGGTTGAGAAGTCTAAAACAGTTCCGTATAACTTCGCCCTTTTTACCGCTTCAAATCTTTGGTCAAATATTTTCTTAGTCCATCCCATGTGAATAAATTCAATGTAAAAAGCGAATATCCTTTGATCTTCAAGCTGAATATCTTTCAAGACTTTCAACTCTTTGCATTTGAACAAAACATAAGCAGCCTCTAAATCCGTTCTGTTATATGCTTCTGTTAATTCAGAGCCGTGAATAATAGCAGGCATTTTCTCATGTTTTACCATAAAGGGCTTTGAAGGAAGATTCAAGTTCCTCTTTTGTAACAATACCTCTGCTCGATTTACTACTGCTTGTTCCATTTGTTTTCTCCAATGGTTTTATATCACCGTTTTCATTTAAATTGTTTATAAGTGTGCTGAGTGATTTGAAGTTTTTAAGTTTAGCATCTCTGTATGTTGCATACACTTTTTCATAACCAAATTTCTCAATTAACTTTTCCGTTTCCTCACGTTCAGGGTAAGATGGATTTTTGCCAAATGTTTTTATCCATAGTGTTTGCATTTGTTCATCAGTAATTCCATCTATATTTATATCTTTATTTATAGTTACAGTTTCCATATGTTTAACATATGTGGAAGATATGTTTGACATATGTTCTTTACTTTTTTTACTATTTCTGTTATTTCTTCTTGATTCAGAATATGATTTTCTTCTTTCAACCTCTACACTTAGCCTTTCATTATAATACAAACCATCCTGCGTTTTCTTGAATTTTTCAAAGATTTTCTTATCATATGTTTTACATATGTTTAACATATCTTCTTCTGCAAGCATACCTTTTTGGTGTTGGGCGCAAAGGAGTTTTATATATTTACCTACTTGCTCATCACTCATAAACATAATTCCAGTTAAAAAATCACTTGAGTATAATAGGAACGCCGGGTCTTTAGCCATTATTGCCCCTTAGATTTCTCTCACAAAATTTATTATCATTTTTCATTAGTTTTTGTTATCGTGTTAAGAACGGTTAAAAATTCCCTAAACTTTGGAAAATAGTTGTTGTAAACGTATCGTTGGTAAAACTTGCTCATCATACCTTTATATATTTTATCACCCGCTATGTTTTTATGCAGCCATTTGGCATGTTTGATAATTTTCACATCGTGCCACATATCGCCTATCTCAATCAATCCGGCATATTCAGGGACATCGTCCTTTGTCAACAATCCCGCCGGAGTAACAAAATAAAACCTGTTAGCCCTTTTCCCTGTCAATATTTCATCGTGCTTTTTGCAAACAACCGGATTGCCCCAGTCCCACTTACCATTAACTTTGTGGCTAACTCTTTGTTTGTCAAAATCTTTTTTAAAATCCTGCTTGCTGATTTTTATTTCATACTCTGTGGTATAATTATTTTTTGATAATTCTAACACATCACATTCCCAATTACCCAAATAATAATTTGGTATAACATAGGTTTGCTTGTCTAACAGATTCCGTATTAAATAATATTTAATCAAATCAGCTTGTTTCATATCCCAAACCCAAACGAATGAACGGTTACTTTACCAAGTGCCTCTATTATCTTTCCCATTTCTTCATGGTCTGATTTTAAATTGAAGAAAACATAATCGGGAATTTCAGACTGAATAATTCTTTCAATCTCATTGCCTGATACGGTTTTCATTTCACCGCCAAAAAGTTTATGAGCTAATTTGTGCGGTTTTTGTCTGTCTGTTATTAGTAAGAATTTTATAGTGGCTTCTTCCATTCTCCACGTCTATCGTGTATTCTTATTTTCCCTGTTTTCGTAACATAAATTTGTATCTCTGTATTCTTGTCCCGATTGTGCTTAGAAGTTTCCAATCCAATAGTCACCCACCCCTTTTTATCATCAGAAAAGAATCTACTTATTTTTACATCCCCATACTCAAAACCAAATGGCGTTTCTTTATAGTGCATTTTATCCTTCTTTGCTGGTTAATGACATGGATAACCTTACTTTTTTGTGATACTTTTTTTTGTGTCACACTTGAATTTTTGTGCTTGTTTTTCTTCCAATATGGATAAAAATTGCCCATTATTTTCTTTACGGGTTAGTTGATAGTTACAAATCTTTTTGGCTAATTACGTCACCAGGCCCGATACAAAAGCAATGCTGATCGCTTAATCTAATTATGTAGATACCTTGTCCGAATTTAAATAGGCTCTCATCAATCAAAGTAATATGCCCAGCCCAGCCAAAATATGTATCTACTACATCTCCCGCCAAAAAATTTATAACTTCGGTTTCAACGCCGACACCTTGCGGTGTCTCGCTGTTTTTGTTTTTCTGTTCTTCCATTTTTTTTACTTCCAATTAAATTTATTTATCAATGCCGGTGCGGGTTAAACCAAGTTGACTGCTAATTTCCGTAGCAATTTTTTGGTAATCTTCTTCCATTAAAAATGGCTTCCAACATTGTCCACCTGGTATAGAATGTTTTTTTAATATTTTAATAATTTCTTTTTCTGGTTTTGTCATTATGTATTTTCCTTTCAATTATTCACGCAGCAGCTTAAACCGCTACAGTAGTTGTTCTTTCATTTCATACCAGCACTTGCCTGTTTTGCATCCCTCGCTACACAAATGGTTTCTGTTATGATTTTTGCGAACCCATGCTCCACAAATCCAACGTCAAGAATTTTGCCTCGAAGGAAATCATCTTTTGGCTGTGCAAATATTACTCCCATCTTGTTTGCCTTGTATCTCGCAGCTGCATAATCAAACAACCCCTGTAGTTCTTTAGCCTGTTTATCAGTTAATTCCAGCCTTACGCTTTTTGGTAGTTTTGGTTTTCTCATTGTTTTTCCTAAATTGTTTAATGAAACTGATTACCGTTAGGTCACTCCGTTAAATATTAAAATGGAAGATCATCATTCTGTTCGGGCTGTTCAGGCACTTCGGGATTGTGACATATAGCTTCATTAAAAAGGAGGCTCATCTTCGTCTTTACTGTTATCTTCAACATGAGCCGGTTCGCTTATCTCCCTGTATTCTTTTGAAGACTTAATCTTATCCTTTAACCAATCAGGCAGTTTATTAAATGTTTCTTGATCAAACGGAGTAAAGGTAAATTCAGTAATAGGATTAATCAGATCAGGGCAGGTCATTCCCTTAGGTAAAGCTGAAACACTGCTTATTTCAGCATAGGTATTGCCTTGCTTGGTTGTTTTATGTATTACTGAAAGCATACATGGCTTGCCAAGAAGTGCCGTAATATCAAGTGCCTTAGCTTCATCATCAGTAAAGCCTTTTCCTCTCCATGATTCTAAGAATTTTCTTAGATTAGCTTTTTCGTGCATTGATAAAGTGAACTCTTTAGATACTGAATAAGGCTGTTCGCCATTTTCTTCTTTAAATACTTTTAATTCAGTCGGCAATTCCCATCCAATTCTAACCTTATTTAATTCCTTATCTACACCTAAAATATTTTCAGTTCTTGTTCCAAGATGAACCATTGAAAAGCACCTTGCAGCATACGTTCCCGCAGGTACCGGGTCTGCTTTAGGACTTGAATTTGCTACTATCATACTGAACTCCTATCTGATTGTTAATGATTGTTTTGGTTTGATCTCGATACCCTTTGGCAGTATATTCATCTGCTTATAAAGTTCTTTTACTTTAACTTTGTTTACCTCTTCTTTTATTCTAACTAAATCAGGGTTTATTCTTTTTAATTCTTCAAAGTCAACGTTTATATCATCAACATAAACCGATTCTGATTTAGTCCACTTAAATTCGTATTCAAGAGTTTTCACATTCTCTTTATCAACATTCTCTGAAACATATCTTAATGCACGTTCTTTTAATCTTTTCAACCTGTCTAATTCAGCTCCAAGCCTTTTATATTCCTTATCCCACTTATCTATTTCACCATTCAAATCTTTGTATGATAAGGCAACGTGCCTTACAATCTCATCCTTAGTAGCTTCAAGCTCTGAAAGCTCATCGTATCTATCGGATATAATTTCACCTGTTTCATGGTCAACAATCGGATTTTGAGTTATATCCTTTATGTGTGCATTTATACCGTAAAGATTTTTTGAATATCTTGTTAGTTCCATTATTCTACTCCTACTATTTTTTTTATTTTACCTTCAATAAACTTTGCATCACTCTTTGGAAACTGTGAGATAACTAATGAGTGAACTTCTTCTAAAGTATAATCTCCAAAGAAGTGATTTAGTATCTTAACTATTACTTCATGTTGTGTCTTATCATTATATGAATCAAACATTTCATGTGCTGTTGTTGGTTCACGTTCCGTTTCATCATGGTCTAACTTTTCTTGAAGCCGTAACGCTCTTGGATATTCCCTTAGGGTAGCTTCATAAGCTGATTGTTTTATCATTTCGCTAACTTGCATCTTTCCCTCTCTTCTTTAATTTGATTTGCTCTTAATTCACCAAGTTTAATTATCAGTGAGTGAATCTTTTCTTTAGCATACTCAACTTCCTTTTGAGCATCATTAAGTTTACCCCGTGTTTCCAAGTGTGCATCTTCAACCTGCTTGCGTTCCTCACGCTCATTTTCTAATGCAATCCTAAAAAAATCAGCATCAGCACTTCCAGCGGCTACACACATACTCGTTACAATCATGCCTAAACAAGCACCTAAAACTAATCCAAGTATCAAATGCCAATGGATTGAAAAGAGCGTTAGGTCTATCATTTTAACCTCTCAACTATTTTTTTAATGTCTTCAAACGTTGCGGTAGCTCCGTCTAAATGTTGAATCTTTTTAAGGTCAAACAACTCCATGATCTGTAAAAGTCTTCGCCAACTCTTAATCTTTTGTGCTTCTTCAATTTCGGCGGGAGTTGCATGGCGGACATAATCGGGGGTATATTGGCAACCCGGGGCATAGACAAACGATGTATGTCCGAACCCTGAATTTATCTCAATGATTTGTTCCGCCTTTATATCAGCGCCGTTCTTTGGAACTACCCAATCCCCAGCCTTAAATTTTGGCTTTTCATTTTCTGCTTTTAATTCACGGAAATATTGGAGTGCTTGGTCAATGGTGTATTTTGGTGGGGTATTTCCTACTGAAAGAGCAGAACTCCAAGTAATACCATTTGGATTCCAACAACCGAAATAAAGGAATCGTATTTTCCAACTCTTAATTTCTTTGTCCGCGCTACTCCACTCAAAACCCGCCTCAAATGCTTTCTTCTGTATCAATTCTGATACGTCTTTGTCCGGTATTTCTACACAAAATTTTTCCATTTTTAATACCTCCCGCTAATTTCTTCATAACGCTTTTTCACCACTGATTGAAATTCTTCGGTCCCATAACGGTGGGATTCGCTACCACGATTAAGTTTACATCCCGGATTATTACAACATCTATAACGTCTTGAACCGTGTCCGGGTTTTACATTAGGGATACTTGCTACAATCGCTTCAACAAGAACTTGATTTTTCATTTTTCCCTCTAATTAGTTAGTTAATAAAGGGGATCGCTTTCGACTTCAATCCCCATTTTTCGGAGAACTAAATAAATACAAATTCACCAATGAAATATTTATCAGCCTGATTCTGGATCGTTTCTAATTTTTTTTGTGCATCTGAAATTCTGCTCTTTAGTTCTGTGGTGTTTTTTATTGTCCACTTTTCTTTTGCTATCTTGAGCAATTCTGGGAACGAGCGCAATTCATCACCCCAACGGGCTATGATAAAAGCATTTCTATTTTCGCCATATAAGCCAGAACTGTCTGCAAACCCAACGGCAACCGGATCAGGGGAAGCATGGTCATCCCAGATTTCTATAATTACGAAATACTGCTCTCTTTGTGCAAGTGCAATTAAAGAAAGAACCCTTAGCGGAATAGTATTGTTTGAATACTTTAAAACGTCTTCTTTGTTGGGGCAAAGCGTTTCATAAACCCTATATTCAACTCTTCTCATTTTTGGAAATGGTATAGGACTTTTTTCTTCTTTGGTTAACTTCTTTTGTCCTTCCAGTCCAAGTTCTTCAACTGTTTTGAGCCACTCTTCCAAGTGTTCCGGTTCGGCAATCATTTTTTCCGATTCCTCGATTAGATAAGTTTCAATAGCCATTTTTTTTACTCCTTTGATTAAAGAAAAGTGAATTGATTTCATTTTCACCCTGCGGTGTGGTGTAATAAACTGTTGACGGCTGATTTGGGTAACGCCTTTTACCAACTGCTTGTAAAAACTTATCCCTTCTGGATAGGTTTGTCAAAGACCTTCTGATTGATGTTAAAGGCATTTCAGTAAATACAATCTCAAGATCATGTGCAGTAACACCCGATAGTTCACACTGGTGTGCATCAATATATTTGAGAATTTTTTTGTCCTGATTGAAATGATTGTATTCCGTGGAGTGGTAAGATTCGGAACGGTTTGCAAGTGATATATTCATTTTATACCTCTTATCGGTTAATAAAGTATGTTGGTCGGAATTATTTGTTTTTAAACTTTATTTAATTTATTTTTCTTATGAAGTCATTTAGCTCGGACTTATAAAAGTAAACCCTTTTGCCAACTTTGTGGTGAGGGTATTTTTCTCTTAGGGTGTAAAGGCTTGATTTCTTTAATCCTAAAAATTGGGCTGCCTCATCGTATCCTAAAGGTTCTTCTATGCTGTCTGAGTATTTTTTCTGTAGTTCGGTTCGTACTGCGTCTGTGATGAATTTCATAGGATATTCCGATTGTGATAGAAAACATATTTAACTTATTCTAAGTTAATAAACTTATTCTAACTTGTCAAGTGATTTTTCTAACTATATCAAACTATATTTAACTTTAATGGGTAAAAAACAAAATGGAAGAGAAAGAGAGGGTAACGCCTGAAGAATTTGTTAATATTTTAATGCGTGAAAGCAAGTCCAAGAATAAGGGTGAATTAGCAAAAAAGTTAGGCGTTTCTGCAACAACTTTAAGTAATTGGGTTTCAGATAAAAACCGAAAGACTATTTCAAGATCAAGACCAAAAATAGAGGAAGCATTGTCAAGAAACAGTTGGGGAATACAGCTCGGTAATATCTCTAAACCATCAATAGAAATATTGAAGATTAAAAGAGCAGACAATAGCCAGATTACTCAAACTACGGAAAAGGCTGTTAATTCATTGCAGGAAACATTTAATGCGGTGGTTGGTGAGAACATGCATTTAAAGCAAAAAATTATAATGCTTGAAAATCAAAACGCCGATTTAAAAAAACAACTTGGAATAACAAGAACATAGCTTCCCAATATCAATTTAGTAAAATTTCGGTGTGATGGGTATCAGGTATTTCGTAAAAAATAACACTTGCAAAGGAGCAAAATGAAAGCTATATTAATAGTTCTATTCTTTTCCGTTACTACAATCGCTCAAATGAATCCCGATGGATATATCGGAGGATTTTCACTTCACATATCACCTATAATTGATATGGGTAACGCTGAATATATGATTGATAATAAAAGCGTAGCCGATATTGCTTATCCCACAAACGTAGCTTTGGCTGTTGTTATAGCAGCGCCTATTAGCAAGGGTTTTTCATTTAAATGTTTTTACAATTACAGGCAGACTGATTCGGAGTTTAATTCAAAGACAAGTGTTTTTTATTCGGATAAAATATCAGGGTCGCTCCATACTGTAGGATTGACCCTTAGTCTGTATTTCGGTAGTTAGAGATTTTCAACTAACCTCAACGGCGGTCTGATAGCAGGAATGTTATTGACCGCTTCTATTTTTTTCTTGTCAATCATCTTTGCATAGATTTGTGTCATCTTAAAATCACTATGCTGCAACAACTCTTTAACTTGTTCCAGTGAACCACCGTAAGTGAGGAGCAAGGTAGCGTATGTATGCCTGCTTGTATGAGGCGTAACCTTTTTGTGAATGCCAGCGTTCCACACCCATGATTTCAGTCTTGGATAAATGCTGCTCCATGAAGGAAGGTTAAATAAAAGGTCATCATCTTTTAAATTAAAAAAATCCGGTAGGTATTCGTAAGCAGAAGGATGCAAGGGAACTTTTGCAAGTTTCCTGAATTTACTTTTTTCAGTATAGAATACTAAATGTCCCTCAACTATATTTTTCTTAGTCATTCTTTGCTGATCGCCCCTTCGCTGTCCGTGCAAGCAGCCAAATAGGAAGAACTTTTTTATGTTCTCATTTTCACACGGAGTTTTTTCAAGTAACTGTAATTCTTCTAAGGTAAGATACTCTGCTGTTGATTCAGTTTTCTTTTCTATTATAAATTGCAAGGGATTTTTATTTATGATATTTTCTCTCACTGCTCTTTTCAGTGAATGTTTCAAAAATACCAAAGCAAGATGAATTGTGTTCTGTTGGTAAGGTCTTTTTTTAGTTTGAAGATACTTTTTGAAGTTCATCCACCAGGTTTCATTTACATCTTTGAATTTTAGATTAGGACTAAAATCAAGTAAGTGCTGATACAAAGCTAACCGGCGTTCATACTCCGGCACTGAATCAATTAACTTTTTATAATACCCAACAAATGACATATCATAATTCACCGGAACAACATCATATTTCCCTTCAACAATTTCAATCATTCTTTTAGCCCGCAGAACCTCAGCTTGTTTGATTGTGTTCTTATCATTTCCAGTGCCGTATAACTTTAATCCGGTATTTTCCCAGCGTTCAATACCGTTATTATTAATGATGAGATAGATCGTTTGAAACTTCTTACGTGCCTGTTTGTAGATGATTACTTGCGCCATATTACTTGCGTCCTTTCTTTTTTTTACTTGCGTGAAATACCGCGCAAGGAATACGCAAGTAAAATAATTAAAACATATTAAAAAATCAATAACTACATTAAACTTAAATTTACAGAAAGGGCTTAAAAACTCATTTTTTGAAGATATTTTAACTTAATGGTAATACGCCCGGAAGGATTTAATATAACACAAATCCTTTTATAACAAGCGTTTAATACTTGCACGCAAGTAACGTGCAAGTTAAAAAATCTATACGGGTTTAATTGTTTTCCGATTGTTTCTCAAATGCTTTTCCAACATTTCCTATCGCCACTTTTGCATCATTAAAAGCCTTTATCATAGGCTCAATATTGTTTCCTATCGCCATAAGACCATATTGAAAGTTTCTTAAAAATTTAAGCAGTTTGCGTTCTTCTCTTCTGCTTTTGTATGGTTCTTTATTTTTATAATACCAAACAATTAATCTTCTTCTTAAATGATTCATAAGACATTTTCTCCTATACGGTTAAAAAATTCATAAGGGGCATATTAAAGCCCCTATGTTTATTTGCTTTTCTTATTTGATTTAGCAATAAGAACTGCAATAATGATGAGCACTATTAATATTTCTATCATTTCCTTTTCTCCGATTAGTTAAAAAATTACACACCTGTTTTTTACTTTATTTGTCATTTCGTTGACTTCAACAAAATGTTAAATCAGCTAAATTTATCATTCTCCCGGCATCGGGAAGATGATTAAAAAATCTATACGGGCTTAATCTTTTCCCAAAGTTCAAGTTTTGCCTGAAGAACTTCTTTAGAAGAAACGATTTCAAGCTGCTTAGATTCAACAAACTTTATTCTTTCTTGTAAATCTAATTGCCTATATTCATAATTATCATCAAATCCTAAATATTTCCAAGTCCGCTTTTTAGGTGCACAAGTTGAAACATTTATTCTGTAGTTAAATTCATCTCTCGATGAATCAGCCCAAAATCTAACGTCGATTTTTACCTGTGAACCGTCTGAACGTTTAATTATTTTTTTGTGTCTCAATTTTACCTCCTATTAAAAAATTATAACCCTAAAAAAATCTATTTTTTCCTACAATTGGAAATGCTGTAAAAATTCATAGTAGCATTCCTTAGAAAATAAAATTTGTAGTTTGATTCTAAAATTACCCCGCACTTGTTGCAGAGAGTTTAGACGTACAAGAATATTTCTTTTCATTTTTACTCCGTTAGTTTAGTTAAAAAATTTAGTTACCAGTAATTAAAAAATCCCTATGCCCTAAATAAAGAACTTAACTTTGTGTTTTGGTAGTGTCTCTTACTAAGGTTACCCCTTCGGAATATTCAATATCTTTTATCTTCTTCCAAACTTCATTGGTGAACGATAAATCGTTTTCAATAAGCTCTAAGGCATCTTCTTCTTCTTCAGGAACCCAAACTTGAATAATAATGGATTTTAGATACTTTGTTTTTTTCATTTCCTCACCTGTTAAAAATTGTTAATAATAATAATGCTGATACAATAACTATGTTTGAATAAAATATGATGTTTATAATGTTATCTTGTTTCACTGTGCACCTGCAACTTTATTTATCATTCTGTAAAAAGCAAAGTGTGAACTGAAATGAGAATTGATTTTAATTAAAAAATAATGGGGGATTCTTTCGGGCTTATCATAAACAACTTTATCATCTAATAAAACCGGAAAATCACAAAACCCTGTTTTTGTATTTTCAACAAAGAGAAAACTTTTCTTAGTTGAAAAATCGTGCCGGACAGTTAACCGCCAATTCTTAACCTGTAGCAAGGTTTTTTCTTCCATCATTGAACCCTTTCATTTTATTTATTTATATTTACGAGCTTCTTAATTGAAGCCCTTTCACTCCCGGCGATGTTTGCAGCATCAAAGGGAGTTTATTTTTTATAACTTATTTCGCCATCCCAATTGATATTTATAATGGGCAAAATTGTTAATGTTTTGATTTTTAAATCATCTTTCTTTTTTACTATATCAGCATAAGCGGCATCAATGCTATCATAATCGTTTTCCATATCCCATTCTCTTATCTCTTCCAATTTATATGTTTCAATAGTTCTCATATTATAGCCATCTGGTATTGTCTTACTTTTCCCCACTAACTCATAAATTTTATAGTTCATTTTCTCATCTCCCGCCGGTTTCCGTATAACAAGTGCTTTAACCTAACACTCATTATACTGCCGGTCTTTTTAGTTTTTAGTTATGTTAGTTAATCTTAAATTAAAGTTTGTTCCTCCGGATTGAAAACACAAACCTGGAAAATTTTACCCGCTTTCTCCTGTATCTCATCATTCCAGGAGGATGTTTGATCTATTTTTACCGCTGAAAATTTCATAATTAACCTTTCTATTTAATTAAAAAACTATTTTGTTTCATTTTTTTATTCCTTAGTTAGTTAAAAAATTATATGGGTTTATTTATTTCCTTGCAAGTAAACTACGGGTTTACTTCTGGCAATTTTTCTAAACTTTTCTCTTCAATATAATTTCTTATTACTTCCCTCCTTAGATTTTAACGTGAAATTCCAACGATTCCAAAGTATAAAACCAAGCACCATTTATTTTAAATGATGGATATAAACCAGGATAATCAATTTCGATATTTGGGTAAACGTCTTTAATGAGCTTTTCGGCATCATTATAATGTTTTTCGCTTTTTGCTTCCTGTTGTGTTAATATTTCATTGCTGCCTGAATTATTGCCCCTTTCCCATGCTCTGGCGCCTTTCTCAATTAACCTTTTCGCTTTTATCAGTTTTTCGTTTTCCATTTTAAAGCCCTTTCTTTAATTAAAAAATTTATAAGTCTTTCCTACGTGAAACATCAGAAACCGTAATTAAAAATTTGTCTCTATTGCTTCTCCGCTCCTGTTGAAAATTATAATAATCCTCATTCAATCCGCTTAATAAGCGCTTATTTGTTTTAGGATATATACCAGCATTCTGTAGTATTTTAAATGCACTTTGAATATATTGTTCATCATAACCATATTCAAAGGGATTTTTACCAATGAATTTATTATCTTCATAAACTTCTACTGAATGATAAGTATTACCGTTTTTCTTATCAAACCAGCGCTTACCAATTATTTGAATTGTTTTTTCCATTGTAGAACCTTTCAAATTGATTAAAAATATGTTTAGAACTTGCACCGGAACCGGGATAGTTTAAACCCGCGAGCCGGTATGAAATTATAATTTAGGATTGTATATAACCTCTCCTTAAAATCCGGGCATTTTTACGATGGGAAAAAGGTATGTCGTTTCGGTTTGTGGTTTGTCTCTCAACATCTCTCTCCTGGTTATCTGGTATATCTAAGCGATCAACAAGTAATACCCGCCAACCATAACAAGCTCCCTGATAATAATTATTATGATCCCCATCCTCTACAATAATCCCTTTCGGTGATTTACGGGCTAAGATGCGATGATTATTCATTTCAAAAACTCCTTTGTTAAAAAATTTATAATACTGTTTTATTCTGTTTAGCAATGTTTTGAGCAATCTTATGATCTATCCAAGACAAAGTCTTTTGTGTTAATTCAACAAACATAACATTTGAGATCATTCTGACATCTACCGGCGGAACGCGCCTATTAACAACAAGACTAATATACTGCGGAGTCTTTCCCACCATACGGGCAAAGTCCGCTTGAGAAATTGTTTTATTTTCTTTCATTTTATGCCTTTCGTTAAAAAATTTATATGCCTTTTATGGCATGTTTTTTATTTCTTTATTTGATTAAAGTTAGATTTTGAGTAGTCATATTTTATCATCCGTGTGGTTAGCGATCTCTAATAGTTGCTCATACTCTAACTCGCTCAAGTCATTCCTACTCACACTATCCGTTTTGTAGTCGCCGTTAGATAGGTATTCAAATCCAAAACCTTCAAAGCTTTCCCAATCTTGGATGTAAGATTGGTTGCCGTCATTGTCGATCATCATTGAGTTACCATCATAGATTGCCCAAAATCTCAAAACTTTAATTGAGGTTTTGTTAGTAAACAAGTTTGTCGCATTTCTTGTTTTCATTTGTACTTCCTTTTTTTGATTGATTTTAAGATTATAAACTAAATAAGATTGATTGCATTTCTCACAGTTATAACAATCGGATTGACTATAAGAATTGAAGTGATAAAATACCTTACATCCACATTTACAAATTACCGGCATAGAATTTGATTGTATGCTCAGCCTTTTATCTAATATTTTTATTTTATTTTTCATTTTTAAGCTCAATCCTAAATTACTAATCTTACATGAGAATGTCAAGTGATAACTATAAGTATTTTATATTATTTTTGAGTATTTTAGATAAAAACACTGAAATAAGCCCTTTTATTTGCAATATAGACTAAAATATAGTGATGCAAATCTAATCTTGAAATTAATGCCTATCTCAGGTAGTTTTGAACATGAAGAAGGGAAATATTATCACAAACCAATACATGAGCGATAAAGAAGAAGACCGGTTTCTATTTGATACTTTCAACTCAGGCTTTACAATTTACTCAGTAAGAACGAAACAAAGTAAACTAAAATCGAAATTAAAACTTAATTCAGACGCTTACTTTAAAGCGGAGTCAATTCGATATGATTTTAATGATGAAGATCAAGTCAACGTTAAGCCAAAGATATTAAGACGAAATGCTAACTATTAGCCAAATTGAACGAATAATAGAAAAGAAGTTCTACTTTCTTGGAAGCCCTGAATTAAGAGAAGAAAACACGTGCTTAATATGTGGAACGGAATCTAAAGAAGAAACGTGTATTGAATGTCAAGAAAAGTTCCCGATTAAAGATAAAGTAATTAAAGAAGTATGAAACAAGCAGCGCAAATAATACCCATGAGAACAGAGCAAGAAGTTAAACGCATTGTGGGACGCCCTAAAAAATATACTAAAGAATTTATAGAAAAGTTAGCACTTGACATGCTGGAATGGTTTGGACTTAACTTAAACGGAAAGACTAACCAGCAAGCATTCGAGAATAACGGCAACTTATTATTAAAGAAGTTTGCAGTATTAAACGGTTTCACATATCAACGAATAAGTGAGTTTGCACATAAGAATGATTACTTTGCACAAGTATTAGAACTATGTAAAGAGACGCAATATGTTAAGATAGCAGACGCAATAACAACTGCCAAGGGTAATCCGGCAGGCGTTATCTTCTTAGGTAAGCAATTCGGTATGAGGGATCGTGAACCAGGCGAAACAGGATTAAACCAAGAAGAAATTCAAAGCTTAAAGACACAAGCAAAGCAAGTCATTAAAGGCAATAGTTAAATCTTATGTGACGGTCATGTGATGATATGATAGGCATCTATAATAATAGATATGTAACAGGCAAATAATACTACTAACAATAAATAGATATGATATTCGTTTTTCCTTCACAAAAATAAATATAAAAGAGTAAATGTGAAAAGTCTTAAAATAGCACAGATTAAAAGAATAGATAATCAGATCATCACTAAAATACAGGTTAATGCTTGCGTATTCCTTGCGCATTCCTTGCGCATAACGATTAAAAGTCTATAAATGTATATAATTAAACAACTTAATAATATTAAAATCCTATACATAAAAGGATTAACAGCCACCCCCTATGAGGGGAAATCTCAAACTGGCACAGCGCCCTATCCCTCTCACAGGTTTTGGCTATACAAAAGGGGTTTGAGATGATAGAGGATTGGGTAATAGATATGTTAGATTTTGATTTCAGTTGGTTGATTAAGAAATATAACAACAAGTTTGAGTTACATTTAAGGACTGATGAAAATAAGCATTTCTTTTACTTTGTGTTGAACTAATGTTCTTTGATTTAATGGGGGATCATGTATTTATTAACTGACAGGTGGTTTCAATTACCGGATAAGGTAATGGAGCACCCGGTTCAAAGGAATTTATTTCATTCAGACAAGCATCAGTTTAAGGTGGTAGCTGCGGGCAGGCGTTCATATAAGACGGAGCGAATGAAACGAAGGATGATAGATAATCTTTTGAATACCGGGCATAAGGGGAAAAGATACTTCTTAGGTGCGCCAACGAGGGTTCAGGCGAAGGAAATCTTTTGGGATGATGTAAAGGCTTTAATTCCCAAATGGGCTATTGTAAACCCTGTAAAGGACATTAAAGAGAGTGAGTTGAGTGTAAAGGTTAGCGGGAATAATACGATTGTTGTTGTGGGTTTGGAAGAGTTTCAGAGGATTGAGGGCATAAGGTGGGATGGATGCGGAGTAACAGAGTATCAGAAGGTAGATGGGAAGTTTTTAACGCAGACATTACAGCCTATTTTGAATGATACAGGTGGTGAGGCAATCTTGGAGGGGAGACCACTTGGAAAGAATCACTTTTACGATGAGTTCTTAAGAGAAAAGACAGAACCCGAAAGATGGAAATCATTTCATTGGACTTCAGAGGAGATATTAAGCCCTTTACAGATTCAGGCAGCAAAGAATGATTTAGGATTAATTGATTATCAAAGAGAGTATTTAGCTTCCTTTGAGACTGGCGGGCAAAGAGCTTATTATGCGTATGAAGAAACTAATTTGAAGAAAATAGGAATAGATTACAGATTAAATTTACATCTTCCTATTATAGTTTCATGTGATTTTAACGCAACCGAGAAGCCGATGTCCTGGACGGTAGGGCAAAGACAAGGTGAATTGATTTACTGGTTCAAGTCTTTAAGCTATCAATATACGAATACGATAAAAATGAGTGGAATATTAGACGATTATTTAAAGACATTAGAATCATATCCTAAGATCATATACTTTTATGGTGATTATTCAGGAACTAAATTAACATCAAATTCTTCAGTTAGTGATTGGCAGATTATAGAGAATTACTTTAAGAATAAGGATGGTTTTAAGCCTTTAATTGAAAAGAAGATTAAACCAACAGTTAGTGTGAGGGATAGAGTAGCCGCAACAAACGCTTTACTGAAGAACGCAAATGACATTAGAAGAATGTTTGCCGATCCGCGGGGATGTAAGGCTTTAATAAGAGATTGGGATAGAATGAGCTGGAAAGACAATAATGTTGATTTAGATGAATCGAATGATTTAGATTCACATAATGCGGCTTCTGTGGATTACTTTTCAAGTTACGAGTATCCGGTTCAAGAAAAATCTTATTCACATCAGTTTTAGGAGTTTTATGAACAGAGACCAAAGTTACCTTAAAGCATATCTCCAATCAGCAGATATTAAGGTTGATAATATGCTGAAAGAATTAAATACACTGATGGATGATATTTGGCTCATTCCCACGGGTAATGGGGTTGATATTGAAAATATCCTGAGAGTTTATCACGGGTATGAAGACCTTCAGGGTGCTTTGAAGGCTTGTAAAACTAAGTTTGAATCTGCAAGGGTTAAAGAAAATCTAAATGGTTAAATTCAAAGGCAAGTTAATTTCAGACTACTCAAAGAAAACATTGATTGAAATGTTAAATGAGTTAGTTCCTTATACTCAAAGATGCGAGCTTGAGTTAAGGAAATTAAAACTTGAACTTAATAAAAAAGATAAAGGGATAATTTTACTTAAATGACAGTCTTGGGAATTATCTTAACAATCATTATATCAGTCTTTGCCGTAATCGGGATTCGTGTTGTTGTTGCGTCTCTCTCAATTAAAGAGAATAAAGGAAGTGAGCGTGATTGAAGTTATCGAACTAAAAGATAAAGACGGAAACGTAATAGCCATTATTGAAATGGATAAATTTCCATTAAGTATTAACTACATTAAAAGATTCAAGAGAAAAATCTATCACATTAAGGAAACAAAGAACGAAGCACTTATACTGAATTAAATTGTGGGGTGGCTGTTGGTTGCCCGCTTAGTCTCATAAGCTAAGATACGAGGGTTCGATTCCCTTTCCCGCGACTAACATATTTCAAGGCAGTAGCCAGTAAGTAGTTTTAATACGAAAGCAAGTTAAGCCGATATTCTTAAAGGATTGGGGTATCCCCGGTCGAAGAATATCGGCTTTTTTATTTATCAGGAGAAAAGATGAAAGTATTAGCAATAGTGTTTTTAATGAGTTTTTCTGTTTTGGCGCAGGTTGATTTCAAAACCGTAAGTGCCGATTCAGGGCTTGCGTTATCAGATGCTTTTTGGATAGGCACTGCACAGCCTGTAAAGCGAAGTGTTATAGGAGTTGAAATTCCATCAGGCTTTAATGGTGATAGTCTTTCATTTCAGGCTAAGAACAGCGGAGGCTCAACATGGTTTAACGTATTTAACCAGGGTGTTCAGGTAGCTTTTCCGGCTGCCGCTTCAAGGTTTGTCATTATTGATTCCGATTTACTTGTGAACATGGATTCACTAAAGATACGTTCAGGCACTTATACCGATCCAGATTCCCTTACTGCCGATATTAATTACCGTGTTAAGATTTTTGAACTGAAATAATACCGCAAGGGGAGGCGGTATTATGGACGTTCAAACAACAATGAAGTTATTATACGGAGCGTATTTGGAAGATCAAAATAAGAGACGTGTGAAAGAACAGGAGAAACTGTATTACTACTACGTTGGGCAGCAGAACGAAGTATTGAAGTATCTCTCAAACGCTCTTTCTATTACTTTTGATGAAAAGGACATTGAGGAATTTCAGCTTAATTATTTGAACATAACTAAGAAGATTGTCAATTCCCTTGCTGTGGTTTACAGAGACCCTGCTTACAGATATTTTAAGAATGAATACGATGCTAAGAAGGATAAGAGAAAATACACAAATTACTACGAGAGAATCCTTCCTGCTAATATCAATTCAAAAGATAAGCAGATTAATAGATATGCAAAGTTATTTAACACTGCATTAACCCAAATTGGCTTTGATAAAAAATCAGGAAAGATAGTTTACAATAACAGGGGTTCACATCAATACGATGTTTTGTTTGATGAGAATAATATTTACAGACCTATTGAAGTAAGATACCAACAGTATTTAACCATTAACAAAGAGCCTGAATTAGTTACAATAGTATGGACTGAGAAAGACCATTACGGATTAACCTCTTTAGGAAATGACTTTGTAATCGGGGATAATAAACAAAAGAAAAACCCTTACGGAATTTTACCCTTTGCAATTTGCAGGGAAGAAGAACAGGATGACTTTTGGGGAAACGGACAATACGATTTAGTTAACGCTAATGAGCAGATAAACTTCTTAATGACTGATTTGATTAACGGTGGGGTAATCATGCAGTCATGGGGCACGCCTGTAGCTATAAACCTTGAATTGGCAAAGAGAGGACAGGATGGAAGCATGAACCATCAGCGTGTCCGTTTCGGACCGAAACATCCTCTTGTAATTGAAAACGCCAATGATGGTAAAATGAGACCCGGATTAGAATACGTTAATGCCAATCCGCTTATAAAAGAAGTAATGGAAGTTATTGACTGGCAGTTTACAAAAGTTGCTTTGGTTAAAGGATTAGACCCGAATAGGATTATAGGGAAACTTACAGAGGCTTCGGGCTTTGCTAAAATAGTTGACGCTATTGAACAGATGGAATTAAGACGTGATTCATTAGAGCCTTGCAGAGAGTATGAAGCACAGCGTTTTGAGATTACTAAAGCGGTAAATAATTATTACGCTGATACCAAAGAAGGCAAGGAATTTAAGTTAGAGAAAATTCCCGATGATTTTGAATTAGCAGTTGACTTTGCCGAAATAAAACCACCTGTAGATGCAGAGACACAGATCTTAGTTGATGACTTTAAATTAAAGAGACACGTCATTTCAGTTTTAGACGTTATACGAAGGGAAAACCCTGATTTAGATGATATTCAGCTTAAAAAACTACTTGATGAGAATAAAGAATTAAACGATAAATACGTTCCTGTAGAAACAGCACAGAATAACGTTGATAATATCAGAAAAGAGAAATTAAGCGATAAAATGGTTAACACAATGAACAAACAAGGGGAAGAATAATGCTCTTAACAAAACATTTACTGTTTTACATACCGGATGGTGTGGAAGGCGGTAATGATAACGTGAACACTGACACGCCAAATAGTGATGTAAAAACAGTTCCATTAGCCGATTTAATAGCCGAAAGAAAAAAGAGGCAGGACTTTCAGAAAGAGCTTGATGCTATTAAACAAAAACAGAAAGAGGCTGATGAAGCCAAACTTTTAGAAGAAGGGAAATTGAAAGAAGTCCTTTCAGCTAAAGAAAAAGAGTTTGATGAATATAAAAAATCCATTGAACAGGACTTAAAACTTGCAAGCGAGTTTAAGGAATTTCAGACCAAGAGGCGTGATGTAATAAAAGAAAAACTTGGCGATAAATGGGTTGAATCTTTTTCAAACATACCACTTACGGATTTAGAAGTTTTAAGTGAAAAACTTTCAGTAGTTCCCAATGCGGTAACTACAAATAACGGCACGGGAGCCGGAGCAAATTCCGTTACTCTAACAGCTACAGAGAAAGCAGAAGCTGAACGTATGGGATTATCCGAAGAAGGATATATCAAATTTAAAGAAACACGTGCAAAACTAAAGGGGAATTAAATAAATGGCACATTTGATCTATGGGTGTAAAACACCTAAAGCAAACGGTAAAGAATACCCTGTAGCTGCAAGTCAATATTTCAGGCATGATGGAGTGAACGCTGTTTACTTGGATGGAAGCGGTCACGTTCTATTAGGATTAACCGCAACCGCAACATTTTTGGGATTTGCAATAGTTCCAAAAGGGCGCGGCGTTGGTGCTTCTGATGCTTATTGGCTTTCAAGTGCTACTGCGGGTAAAGATAAAATTTTCGTAATCACTGATCCCGAAGCAAAATTCTTAGTTCCAGGTAACATCACAGTTACCGCAGCAATGAAGGGCGGGGCTTGGGACTTAATCGCTGTTAATGATGGAACTGATACTACAGTTGACTTAGATACTTCATCTACTGATGTATTTATAGTTGATGATCTCGGTTCTAAATACGGCGGTTCGGCAACCGATGTACTTGTTCATATTAATCCAATCAAATATCAAGCAGACTAAAAGGGGGATAAATTAAATGGGAGTTGTAAGAAGTCAATTTACAGAGGGCTTGAAAGCCGATATGTATGCTTACGGTTTCGAGGCTTACGATTCGCTGCCTCCTGTTCACGAACAGATATTTGAGGTAATCGGATCATCTAAGGCTTACGAACAATCTACTTCTGTAATAAGAGGTAATGATCTAAAAGAAAAGGCAGAAAACGAACCAATCCTTTATTCAAATCCGTTGGAAGGTTATACCATTTATGGTAAGAACAGAACCTTTGCCGATGGCGTTGAGTTTTCTATGGAAATGGTTGAGGATATGCCTTCTGAAAAGATTGCAAACATAGTTCTTGAATATGCAAGAGGATGGGGATTAGAAACCATTCGTGCTAAAGAGGAATTTGCTGCACAGTTTTTCAATGAAGGATTTAAAACAGCAGGGCATGACTGTTTTAGTGCTAATATAACAGGGGTAACACCTTCAGATGCACCAACCGCACTTTTATATGATGGAAAGCCGTTCTTTAATTTAAGCAACAACACACGCGGATTATATCCCGGTGCTACTGCTGCTTATTACAATGGTTTTTCATCTTCTACTTTAAGCGAAACTAATTTGCAGACAATTTATTTACACATGGTTTCTACAAATAACATTGACGGACAAGGTAAGAAAATTAACCTTATGCCTAATGTTCTTTTGATTCCAAGTGCTTTGAGATTTACTGCTAAGA